CATATCCTCCATACTTTTTTTCAGCCCAATCGGCAATAGGGCTTAAAGGAAACATAGTAAGAAAAAGCATTCCGCTAATGCACAGTAATGTAATTGTAGCTTTTGTATAAATATCCATAATAAAAACGGTGGCTAACCCAGTATATAGCACATAGCCTGTCAGCCATTTTTGAAACTATGTGCGGTTATTAAATTATTTTATCTTTTACTTGGGTCTGTGAGTGGCTACGTGCCATATACAAAACGTTATATTCAATAACAAAAATTTCATGAGTTTTTAATGAAATTTTTTCCATATTCATCGTTAAAATCCATTAAAGATGTTCCCATAACCCAATCTTCACCTTTTCTACCCCTATTACCATCACGTTTTCTATTAACACATCTAATCCAATAAACACCTTCTGATTTTTTATCATTTTCCCAAACATTATCAATAATAAAAACATCACCAACTTGAATATTACCTTCACTTGTTTTCCATTCTTTTATGAACTTAAAACTATCACCAATTTTAAAATTATTGACATTCTCATAAGTTCCGTCTTTTTTCAAGATAAACTGTTTATTATCTTTACTTCTTACTTTAATTTCTTTCATGTTAATTTGTATAAAATTTTTGATACTAAATATAACAAAGAATATAAGTAATAACCGAGTTATGTGGTTTATTTAAGTTACTACTTTTGTTTAACATTTATATTTAATTTTAAGTTTTTTATTTCAAATCGGTTACTACTTATATTCTCGACCGTTGTAAACAATTATTGGCTTAAATATTCGTCAATACTTGGTACAATTTGGTCTTCGTGCATACTCCACTCACTACCGTAGCTATGTTTTTCCCAAGCCAATAACAGTTCCCTTCGGTTTACAACATCACCTAAACTTAATGCTTGCTTTTCTCTTTCAATAGCAGCTTTAGCATCATCAATAAAGCCATTCCAAATGTGTTCGTGTGGTGTGCCAGTTGGTTTGTATTTTTCCCAAGTCTGTACAAGTTTTTCAAGTTCTGTCATTCTATTTAAATTTTGTGGTTAATAAATCGCACTAAGTTTAGCCAAACCGTTATAAAACATAAAAATTATTTCTTTACACCAGCATTAACCATATCAGGTAATTCTTTACCATTTCCATATTTCAACAACTCAAAATATTTTTCATCACCTATTACACCATCAATAGTCCATTCAGTTTTCACACCATTCTCATAGATTGGTATTGAATATTTTTCGTTGTTTTTTGTTTCTTCTTTTTCCATAATTTTTACGATTTTATAACAAGGTGTATATGTAATTTTTTTTTACAAAAGTAGTGAAAAGTTTTGAGATTTCCAAATAAAAAATTACATATACACCCAACCGTTAGTTGCAATTTAAAGTAACGCAACCCGATGAAACATTTTAGTATCAATAAATGAATATAAATATACTATCGGGAATAATAATATATTAAACTTTGTTCCTGCTTCAATATAAGTTTCTTTGTCTTTTCCAATTGAGTGGTAAAATCTTTGAAAACTTAAAATCTGCTTCCAACAAGCCCATCTTTTCATAGCTTGTTTTAAACTACATGGAAATGAGTGTTTGTAAACTCCGAACATTTTAAGTTTTATTGGTTCGTCAAGTTTAATATATTCACCATTTACTTTTTCATATTCTTTTATTCCGTCAATGTTGTTGGAATAAAGAACAAAACTGCAACTAACAACAGGTATATTTAATGCCTGTTTCAGTGCCAATTGGAATGTTTCTACTTTTTTCATACTTTATCTGTTATTTAAAATTTATACTATTTATTCAGGCACTAAACATACCTGCGACCGTTATGTGTAATAAAAAATAAATTATACCCAAGTCCAACAACTGTTGAAGAAATCTACCCAATCCTCTACTGAAATATCATCTTCAGGTTGATTCCCTATATTTATCATAAATTCCTGTGATATGTTATAGACTTCATCACCAGGATCGAACTCAAATTCATCATCCTCATCTTGATAATCATATTCGTCTTTTTCAAATTCTGAATAATCATCTTTCGTAGGAAAGGCATCTATAAATTCTTTTGGAAACCTTTCTGCTTCTGTTCCAGACCATTTTTCTTTCCAAAAAGAAATAAATTCTTCCTGACTACTGAATTCTAAGTGGTTTAGATTTTCGTTAAATGTCTTCCAATCTTTGATATTATTCATAATTTTATTTTTATTTTTTTACTAACACATAACAAGGTGTATATGTAAGTTTTTTATTTAGTGTATATATTAAAAAAAAATGTAAAAAACCTACATATACACCCAACCGTTATAGGTAATAAAATTACCCTTCTAGCAGTCCACCATTTTTCATCATAAAAGTCCAAGCAACACCATCATCATTAGTTTGTGTAATTGGTTCATCTTTAAACGTGAATCCGTGTTTTTCAAAATCTTTTATGATTTCAAAATTAGCATTATTGGCAAGTACACCACCTGTTACAATCTTTACTTCAATATAATAAGGTTGGGTAATTTTACTACCTATAACATCGGCTAAAACTCCATTGCCTTTTCCTTCGTTTGAACTTTTTTCTGCATTCATAATTTTGTGCTTTTAATAACTTTTATCTCTCATATTTAAGTCGGCAACGAGAGTTTAGCCGTAATCCGTTATGTGTAATGTTTTTAACTTGCCACCGCACATAGTTACCATTGTTTACCTTCTGGTAATATATTAAGTTCATTTGGTAAGTATATTTTAACATCTTCGCCAGTTTTATCGTTTATTTCTTGGTTTACAGCAAATAAAATCTGTGTAATACCATTTATACCATGTTTTTCATACAACTCATTTATATTATCAACGGTTGTTGTTGCTGACATTTTTTGAGTTGTCTTCTCGTCTTCAATTGTTAAAATAATTTTTCTCATTTTATATTTAATTTAAAGTTAATAATACCCACTCACAAAAAGTTAAAAACACATACACATAACAACAAATAAAAAACATTAAAACGTTTTTTTATTTGCAATCGTTAGGCGTAATGTGAATCCTTTCGCCAAATATTACTTGGTTTAACTATGTCATTATTTTGCTGTTTTTTATAGCACTTTTTACATACTCTGTGTTGTTTTGTTGCTTCACCAAAAGTCCAATAAATCCAGTTATGCCAACAGAAGAAAACACTACGCCTAACACTGTATAACAACAATTTTAGTTCGTCCTTATTTATTTGTTTGCTTCTTGGCTCAAAGTCCATTTCTTTTAATCTGTCTTTTATCTTCATAATAAACTGTTGTTATACTGTACCGTTATGTTTCATTCTTTCCCACCACATAAATGTTTCATAAATAATTGTTTTGATTCATATACATCATCAACTAATTTACAACATACTTGTCTATTTTCTTCCACATCAAATCTATAATATTGACCATCAAAACAATTATAATATCCGTAACAATTAAGTCCGAAGTCTATGTAATATTTATTACCAGAACGAAACATAACATCAGATATATTCAATTGTTTTTCGTATTCTTGAACAATCTGTTTTAATTTTAAGTATAAGTCTTTTTCCATTATTTGTATTTTAATTTAAGTAAACAACTGAATATATCTGTAACCGTTAGGTGTAATTACACGATACACCAACCTTCTTTTTCTGTCATCAAAAAGTCTTTTATTGCTTCAATCAATTTTTCTTTAGTGTCTGCAATAAACTCATGCCGTCCATCAGGTTTTGTTCCGAAATTATCTTTGTAGCTAAACCAAATTTTAGCATAGTATTCATCATTAAGTTCTTCGGGGTTTTCAATCATACAAGACTTTATTCGCTTATCAATTGATGTTATTTCATCAGAAGTAACTACACCTAACACAGGGTATAGTTCATTGCTTTGCTCTTGTTTATTCATAATGTATTTCTTTTAATTTAAGTTAGTTATAACTCTTATTGTAACATTTCATACATTCTATGATTCCTGCTTCTACAAAATGTTCAGTTACATAAACTTCATCTTTTGTAAACCCACAATTATCGCATCTATTTTGTGTCAAGGCTTTTTTAACTGTGCCTAACACCGTATAAAGTGCATTTTTAATTGCTTTTTTATTAAGTATATTTTCCATTTTAAAGTTATTTAATTAATTAATTCTGTGATAAACGCACCTTATACAATTACGTTAGGCGTAATACTATTCGTCAATCCACATACCATTAGCTCCAACCGAGCTATCCCATTTACCGTTATACACAATGAATCAATCGAATAGGTCTTCTGCATCAAAGTTGTCTGAGTCAATAACTTCATTCTCCACTATTTGATTGAATTGCTCCTCAATTTCCTCAATTTCCTCAACTGATTTATATTTGAAGTAGTTGTTTATTATCGGTTCCATTCTTTCCAATACCTCCTGTGTGAATACATTCGACTTGAATAGATCTCTAGTGAATATGGATTTATCGAGATGTCTCACATACCATCTATTACCACCTGGTTTGAATTTGATCTCACCGGTCTCCTTATCTACTTCCTCTTTACCTTTAGCTATTCCAATTGTATCGTAGTATTCAGGCCTACAAAAAGCATCAAGACCCTTATAAGGATTCATTCCTTTTTCAAAGGATATTTCAAATTTAACTTTTTTAGGTTTTGCCAATCGGTTCTTTACACATTTTGCAGTTACAATTATACCAGATTGTCCTATATCCATATCATCCGTATCGTCTTTCAATTTTGCCTTTGTCAAGAATACAATATTGTTAGAAGAATAATAAAGCTGTCTTCCACCCTTCATAATAGTTTGACTGAACATGTCCATCGTTTCATAGGTCTGGTTGTTCACGATCAATGGGATTTCAAGATAGTTGAGATCTGCCGTGATCGAAATGAATAATGCTCCGATTGCTTTGGCTTTTGACATATCTGTTTTGTCTTTACCTGCAATCAGATCTTCTTTCATCTTTTTAGAACTTAATTGTGCCAATGAATCGAGAGCCCATATCTGTTTCGGTAGTTCATATCCTTCCAATTTGGCACTCTTGAGTTGATCGATCAACTGTGTCACTGCCATGTTCAATTCCTCGACTTGATTTCCCCTGACGATTATGAATTTATCAGGATCAGGATCAATCCCATACTTGTGTAATTCCGATCGATTTATTGCATATTCGGTGTCTATATAAACAACACCTCTACCCTCTTTCTGTGCTTCTCTCATAGAATTAAGCGCCAAGAATGTCTTTCCTGATGCTTCAGGACCGGCAAATGTGGTAATACCCATATCTGCAATACCACCAAATAAACTACCACTCAACGCAGCATTCAATATATACGATCCTGTACTTATGAATCTTCTTTCTCTTTGTTCTCTATCAATGTGAATTGGCACTTTCTCAGATATTTTATCAAGTAGTGATCCCACTTTTGAGAATTCGAATTTTCCTTTCTTTTTTGCCATAATTTTATTTTTTATTTTATATATTTATATAAAAAATAATGTATAAAGTTTTGATAATCAGTTCATTACATGATAAATTAAAGTGAGTTTCTTAATTTTCAGAGAAATTAAATTAATGTGAATGGACTTTTAATATATAAGGAAACCTTAGAACCGAAATGTCAAAAAATAAAGGAACATTAATATCATCTCCAATAAGACCACTATCAAGTGGTATGACAATACCTACTGCATATGCAGATGAGATAAAAGGAGGTCTTCACACAGTATCAACATTATCTGAAAGAAATCAGATACCTGTTGATCGAAGAGATTTCGGAATGCTCGTATATGTCGAAACATCTGATGAGTTCTATCAATTGAAACAACTTTTTTCGACCAACCTCGGTGATAATACCAATTGGCAATTACTTGCTATCGGACCAAGTGCAAGTTTCGTGAGTGAATGGCAAGATTCTGTGATCACAAGAACATCGGTCGATCCATCCACATTGGTGCCTTCAAATGGCGACAGATATCTTATCATAAATGGTGTCGGGGCTTGGACAGGAAGGGATAATAATATTGCCGAATGGCAAGGATCATGGGTATTCACTACACCAACAGAAGGAATGTCAGTTAGAGTAGATGACGAGACAGGTCCTATTTATACTTATTATTCTGGTGTATGGACATTACAAGAGTTCGTAGGTGATCCAGTTTATCCGAAATATGAGATACCACTTGGTCAGACAATAAGCATAGCAACAGGATCGATGTATCTTTCATATGGTGATCTTGATGTTGATGGCGCTATCAATAACTATGGTAAAGTTGTCATATTGAATGGAACCATAAGTGGATCGGGATCATTTGCCAATTTCGGATCAGGAGTTCTACAACAGGTTGATCTTCTCACAGAGATACAATCTGGTACAGGAATCAGTATATCTCAACCATCTCTCAGCATCAGAGAGATATCACTTGATGTGTATGGTGGAACAGGAATAGGAATCGGCGCATCAGGATCACAGGTCGAGATATATCAATTACCACAGACACCTGTTTATCCAAAATATTCTATAACAGCAAGCCAAACAGTAAGAGTAGATGATTATCAGCAATATTTCATATATGGTGACCTTGAAGTTTTCGGAACTTTGGATATAGGAACATTTGCAAAAGTTGTGGTTGTCAATGGAACATTCAGTGCCGGAACTGGATCAACAATAATAAATGCTGGAAACATAGAACTGTATGATGTATCAGGACCAACAGGTCCATCTGGAGCAACAGGACCATCTGGAGCAACAGGACCAGCAGGTGCAACAGGACCATCTGGAACATCTTTTACTAAAGATGAAACAGATAGGAATATCTTTATTGGATCAAGTCCATCCAATACAGGGACAGACAATGTTTATGTTGGTATAGGGTCAGGATCAGCCTCTACTACCGTGACCGATTCTGTGTTTATTGGTTCATCAACAGGGATTGACCTATTTACTGGAACAGGAAATGTTCTGATAGGGAAAGGAGCAGGTGCAAGTTCATCGAGTATGACTGCCTCGATATTGATAGGTAGAGATGCTGGTAAACAAAATATATCAGAGGATAATGTCTTCATAGGTGACAACTCTGGTGTGTCAAATACCACAGGAACATATAATACATTCATAGGAAAGGACACTGGATATGCAAATACGACAGGATCGGTAAATACATTTATTGGATTTCAATCTGGTTTGAACAACACAATTGGAACTCAAAATTCATTTCTCGGTGCCTACTCAGGATCTTCCAATGATGTTGGTTCTAGAAATACATTCATTGGATATGAGTCGGGTTTGAGCAATAATAGTGCATGTGATAACACATTTATCGGATTTGGCGCTGGGTGTAGTAATACATCTGGATCTTGCAACACATTCATTGGAAGTTTTGCTGGAATAAGCAATACGGTCGGAAATTGTAATACATTCGTTGGGCAAAATACTGGAACCTTTAATACGACCGGATCAAGGAATATTTTCGTTGGTAATTTCGCAGGAAGCCAGAACACCTCAGGGTCTCAGAATGTCTTTATTGGTTTCAGTAGTGGTAGTGGAAACACTACAGGTGGTGGAAATACATTCATTGGAACATTCACAGGAACACAAAACTCAACTGGTATTAATAATACATTCATTGGACAAACATCAGGAAATTTAAACACGGTAGGAGGACAGAATACATTCATAGGGTCGAGTTCAGGAAGTTCAAATACAACTGGTTCAAATAATACATTCATAGGGGCACAATCTGGTCAACAGAACACAACTGGATCACAGAACACTTTTATGGGGAGAGATTCGGGTATTCAAAATACAAGCGGATCTTTTAATACATTTCTTGGTTCCACAACTGGATATTTCAATACGACAGGATCATGCAACACTTTCATCGGTTATAATTCAGGATACAGCAATACAACAGGAAGAGAAAACACATTCATCGGATCTCAGGCAGGTCGATCGAATACAACTGCCGGATGTAACACATTCATTGGTTCTCGATCAGGATGCCAAAATACAAGTGGAACAGAAAATGTTTTTATCGGTCATCTATCGGGAGCAACTAACACATTCGGTTCTCAGAATACATTTGTTGGTAAGGATTCTGGTCGGTGCAATTCAACTGGATCAAAGAATACATTCATAGGTGATGGATCTGGACTTAACAATTCGATCGGCGTTCAGAATACATTTTTAGGCAGAGATTCGGGAATAGTAAATACCACAGGTAACAACAATACATTCTTAGGTTACTCTGCAGGTCTTTGGAACAGTATCGGGTCTCAGAACACCTTTGTTGGTTTTGCTAGCGGTGAATGTAATGTTTCGGGCAATTACAATGTGAATTTAGGGTTCTTATCTGGATCTGGAAATAACGGAGATTTCAATGTTTTTCTTGGTGCTGAAAATTATGTTCAACCAGGATCAGGAACGGTAAGCAATTCAATAGCACTTGGCTATAAAGCAATAGTATCAACTTCATCTCAATTCGTATTAGGATCAACCTATTCTCCTATTGGAACCGCATCCACTATCGGAGCAACATATGGTTACTTGAATATAACTTTGAATAATGTTGATCTTAAGATTCCTCTGTATCTTCCGTAAGTTTGAGTATGATGTGATCTAAATTCTGTTGATTGAATCCTGTGAGAGGGGTTCCTCCGATTTTTAGATATTCGTGATATTTCGATTGATAATCATCATATGTGTATATCTTATCATCGATATTACAAAGCAATGCATCTGTGCTTGTTGATGTCAATGTGTTTGCTTTATTTACCTGTTGTGGATATCCAGGACCCATATGATTTCCAACAAGTTCTGTTCCCGATACCGCTTCTTTGAATTGCTTGAAATTGAATATCATTTTTTCACTGGTATTTTTTCAAAGTATTCATCATGTGCTTCCAATGAAAATTGATCCAATTCAACATCGTATATGATATTATAAAGAAAGTTATCCTTCATCTTACACATTTCACCTGATCTGAGCTTCAGAATACAACATTCATTCTCATAATCATTTGTTATTGATATGATAGGCGAATTTATCACACCATTTCTATCAGTAAGATTGCATATCACCTTTCTTTCCCTTTCAAGCATGTCACTTATTATCTTATAGGTAGATGACATACTAAGCATCATATGATCTCTCATCTCTGTCTCATCGATGTCCCCATATCGATCAAGAAAACTTTTCTCGACATTGGTAATATCCTCACCTTTGTTGATCTTCTGCAATATCGAATTCAATCGTTTTTCCTTGAACGATTCTTTGATATTGAAATAATTTAAAAACCTTTTGAATGTCATGATCGTACTTTGTTTCATATTGTTATATATTAAGATGCAATAATATAATTTATATATAACCTATAAACAAAAGTTAAACATGGACCAACAATTACTTGATGCTTTGAACAATATGTCTGTCGCTCTTGACCAGATAGCCCAAGCATTGGAAGATCAGACATTCAATAGACCGACATCCGATGCATTACAATCGGGTGATTTTTCACAGACACTCACAAAGATATCCCAAGGTATAGACCAAATAAAGGAAGATAATAAAAAGATACTTGATAATCAAGAAACAATCATCAAGTTACAGAAACAACAATCCACCAGTGAGTCAAAGATGTTCGAAGAATCCGGTGAGAAGAAAAGTATGTTGAAAGATGGTATCAGTGTGATAATATTGATCGCAGGCGCTGTTCTTGCCATAGGAATGGCCTTCAAATTGATAGGACAAGTTGATTTCTTTTCAGTTCTTGCTCTATCGATGTCACTTCCTTTGATAGCAATTGCATTCGAAAGGATTGCAAAAATGAAAGATCTTACCTTTTCAAATATGTTATCGATTTTCGGAATCACAACAACGATGGCACTTGCCATAACAACTTCTTCTTACATATTACAGGGAATAGTTCCTGTTGGACCTTTGAAAATGATCACTGCAATTCTAATATCAGGTATGTTTGCTGTTATTTCGATGAGTATGCAAAAATTGATGATGGGTGCTGCACTTTATGATAAGGCGAATATCAGTGCTTTTGCAATTTTCTCAATGTTTTCAGCCATTGGTGCAGGTATAACAGCTGCTTCATGGATAATGAATCTGATAGTTCCAATATCCATATCACAGGGACTTACTGCAATTCTGATAGCAGGAACATTTGCTGTGATATCAATGAATATGGAGAAATTGATGGCAGGTGTCGCAATGTATGATAAATTCAAGGTGGATGCAAATAAAGTGTTTCTTTCATTGGTTGCAATTGCAACTGCCATAACAGCCTCTTCATGGGTCATGGGCCTTATTAATCCGATAAGTATTTCACAAGGATTGACAGCAATTCTGATAGCAGGAACATTTGCACTGATATCAATGAACATTGAGAAACTGATGGCTGGTGTGACTGCTTTTCAAAGATTCAAAGTAAGTCCATTTGCATTGTTCACTACTTTGACATCGATAGCAACTGCCATTACGGCCTCTTCATGGATAATGAATCTGATAATGCCAATTTCGTTCACACAGGCACTTACTTCAATATTGATCGCTGGTATATTTGCAGGATTGTCGTATTTCTTTGAAGAGATTGCAGTTGGTATAGTAGTTATTGACAAATTGATAGGTATCGGGAAATTGTTCATGATACCACTTTTCTTCACATCTGTTGCTGCTGCAATAACCGCATCCTCGTGGATATTGAGTGCCGTAGTTCCTCTTGGAATAACTCAGGTATTGACAATTCTTGCAATTGGTCTCTCACTTGCCGTGATAACACCCTTACTTGGAGCGTCAATGGTTCTATTAGGTAAGATAGGAACATTGAAGGATTATCTTATCGGTGGTCTTGCCGTTGTTCTGATATCAACCGCCATCACAACAGCTTCTCAGATACTATCCTTTGGTGATTACTCGAATTTCCCAAGTCTTGAATGGGCTGGATCAGTAGGTGCTTCTTTATTACTTTTCGGAATAAGCACACTTGCTCTTGGTGTTCTGATGACTGCAACCGGTGGAATGGCAGCAGTTGCAATGGGTGCAGGAATACTTGCCATTATGACTCTTGCAGGAACCATATCGATAGTATCTCACATCTTGAATTCAGGAAACTACGATAAATATCCAAGTATGGAATGGGTAACAGGTGTTGGAAATTCAATGGTCGAATTCGGGAAGTTCGTCTTAGGTGCTTCATTACTTGCCCCATTCTTAGTTGTAGGTTCTATGGTGATGACGGCAATGGCAACTTCGATATTTTTAATATCACAGACACTCAGTAGAGGATCCTATGATAAATATCCATCAAAGGATTGGATAGATGGTGTTGGTGAAACATTATTTGGTTTTGCAAAATATGTAGGTATGTTCGGGGTTCTTGGTGTTTTCGGTCTTCCTATAATATTACTTGGTTCAGGAACATTGATATTACTTGCTAAGACCATATCAACAATAAGTAATCTTCTCAATCAAGGAGAATTTATCAAGTTCCCATCAGTTGCTTGGAACAAAGGTGTCTCTTCTACGATACGGTCATTCATGCAAATGATAGATGATTTCACCAATTTAGGATCCATAGGAAAAGGTATTCTGGAGAAGGGGGCTGACCTATTTGGTCTCGGTATAGTGGGTGCTGTTGATAAGATTTTAGAGATAGATAAGAAATTCACAAAAGGTAACTTTATAAATTATCCTGGTGCCAACTATATGGCAAATGTGCAGAACGCCATCATGGGATTGGTAAAAACCAGTAAACTATTGGAAGGACAAGACCTTGAAAATATCGAAAAGGTTGATTTCTCAAAGTCTCAGAACGGTCTTGTTGAAATGGCAGACCAGTTTGATAGATTATCCATGTCAATAGGGAAATTCTCAAATTCAGTAGAATCCATCAATTTGGAAAAGATAAATGCTATCCGTTCACTTTCTTCTTCTGTTGTTCTCTTATCCATGATGGATCCTAATCAGTTCGAAAGTATGATGGAAAAGATCGAATCAAAGTCTGGTGTTTTCAGTCAACTCACAAATGACATGGAAGAGAAATCAAGGAATTTCAAGTCAGTTGCAGTAGCAAGTAATCAATCTCAAGAGGACAGATCTAATGAAATACTCAGTGAAAAATTGGACGCAATGACCGCAATACTAGCAGACATATCAACCGTTGTGGGATCGAAGGGAACATTGAAGAATTATTTGATGTCCATCAGAGAAAATCAGATCGACTCGAATGTGAGATCTGATATGAGGACAAAGAAAATAATCAGAAAAATTGGAGTTGAAAGAGGAATTAACATCTATCACTTTACATATAATTTCGATCCTAATACAATCTATCAAGGTGTGATTGCACAGGAACTTATAGGTACACAATTCGAGGATTGTCTGAAATTGGACAAAAACGGACTATATTCAGTGAACTACAATAAGCTTGGAATTGATTTCAAGAAAGTAAACAATTGACATTCAAATAAATATAAATCTTATGGGACTATATAAGGATATAAAACTTTTTTTTCAATACAGAAAGACAATAAATGAAAATGAAATTGATCTTGGGACCAGATTCAATATCCGAATCGATAATGCAAATCGTATGTACACAGTTCTGAACATACCGGACGATCTGTTCCAAGAACCTTATAATGTGAATAAAAGAGACATTGATACTATCGCACAGAATTATATACGAGAATATGTTAAAGAATTGGGTAACTACTTGAATTCAAAGGGTTTGAGTGAAATGTATGACTACTACCAACCGATACAGAAAGTTGACAAATATTCATATCTCTTGGTCATAGGATTCAAACCGATCGATACTGTTTCTTTGAATAAGTTCTTTTGGAGATTCCTTGTTCCGACCACTAGTATATTAACAATATCCACTTTTTTATATCTTTTGTTTTAAACAAATGATAATCAATAACATACAAAGAAAAAAACTATTATTAAAATGAGCAAATTCTATGAAGTTGATCAAGATACGATCGACACATTTATGAAAGTATTTTCCAAGAAAGCATTTCCAATAGCTGTTGACTTTCAATTTCTTGGAAATGAAAAACAAAAAGAACTTATAAAGATCTCAAAATTGAATGATCAATTTGCATTTCTATTACAGAAACAATTACTTGTTTCATTCAATGAGACTCTTCTATCAGTATTCGATGAAGAATCAATAGACATCTTGATCGAACAGGAAATAGACAAAGTTGCAATTGACACACAATCCGGTAAGATCAAAATGGTCAAACCTGATCTTACAACTTTCTCTTCGATCATAAATAAGTACACACTTGATAAGGTTGCAAGAGCAAATCAAGTTGAAGAACTTTATGACCAACAGAAAAAGGACGGTCACGCAGAGATCCTTTGAAAAAATAAATATATAAAATGAATCAAAAATACATCAATGCACTAAGCGCAAGATTCAAAGCAGAAATGGCAGAAGCTGAGGCAAATTTTTCACTTTATGTATCAGACAAGAACCTTGCAGCCATAGGTGAACATTCTGATCTTATGGAAGAACAGGAAAAATGGATTAATCAATATGTAGATGCTAAAGATAAATTAGCAGCTCTCGAAGAATTGATAAAAAAATAATTATAAATATATGGAAAACAAACAAAAAGTAGAAGTGGCAACTCAAAAGCCAGAATTGGAATTCAATGTTAACGACACAATGTACAGGATCATTGATTTTGATGTAGAATCATCTTTGGATCTGAAATTGGAAACATTGGAGAAATACATGGAAGAAAATAAAGGAACTGATAAAACAGAAGAAGAAAAGGATGTACTTTACGCCAATGCACAACAAATGTTAAGAGAATTCAAAAATGAACTCAGAGAATGTTCCTTCAATTTCTATCTTGATAGATCACAATACAGGTTCCTGACCGATCTTCTTATCAAAAAGATGGAGTATGATGTGAATCAAGTATTCATCGCAATTGAATTGACCGACCTTTTAGGCACAATGAAGAAAGCAAAACATGAAAATGATGTTGAACAGATCAAATTTGCCTGTAACGCTACTCAGATAACTTATATCTATCATTTGATCGCAACTCATAAAGTAAAGGGCCTTTCAAAAGACACCTATACTTTCTCAGAGATACTTTTGAAAATAGGTGAACTTTCAAAGTTAATATCCTATTATGACACTAGCGCAAAGAACATGGTCGATACCATATCAAAATGGGTTTATGCAATGTCACCCGTCTCAATGGACGAAGCCATCCCACATCAACCTGTTGAACAGGTCGAAGATCAAGAAGTGTAATCTTTGAAATTCAAAAGGTGGGTGAAGTTTTCACTCACCTTTTTTTCTTTCTTCTTTTTAGGAAGTTTTTTATAATCAACATCATCGGTCCATTCTTTATCAAAAACCCATTTCATCTTTTTAGGTGCATTCTTTTTGGAACCATATTTATTTCTCATGGTCCATATATACTTGAACTGTTGTTTAGAGGTTGCTGGCATTATTTTATCGGACAATTTTTAGCGCTATATATAAAACTCTTATTTTTATGAATGTTCAGACCCATGGAATTAGCCGTTATGAATACATCTTCAAGACACTCATTATCAGATCCACCAACAATTTCTATCGGCCTATTTTTCAATTTCAGAAATATCTCATAAAGTCTCTTCGGTAAATGAAACCACTTATGATTGTTACCGATGTAAGTTATGATCGTGCCTTGATTGGTTTTGAACATGTCTCCGAGTTTAAGAGAACCAGTGTCCTGTTTTTTCTTTATTGAGTCATAGGTTTCACTATCAAGTATTTTTCTATAAAAATCCACATCGACATCGTAATTGTACCTTTTTTCTATCTGTTCAACTTGATTTGGGAAAAAATATAGGTCGTGATGTATCGGTATATCGGGATCGACATCATACAGATAATCCTTATCTACATTTTTACCATCAACATGGTTATCAAATATCTGAAAAACCTCAGGAAATTTCTTACAGTGTTCTTTCAAGGCTTTCAAATAATTATCGGTGAAGAATTTTGAGAATGATCTTTGCACATCAACAATAATAAGTACCCGATCATAATTCTTATATTCAAGTAGGTAATTCATACGATATATATAAAATGAAAAGGAGTGAATTCTTTCAAATTCACTCCTATTAAAAATTTATTTCTTAATTCAATGATCAGAGAGGTAGTTCTTCCTCACCTTGAGCACCTTCTTCTTCATCTGTTTCTTCTAGTTCTTCATCACCTTCTGCACCTTCTTGTGCCTGAACTTCTTCAAAGTCTGTTTGTGACTGACCTTGCACTTCTTCTGGCTGTGCTTGTGTCTGTAATTCGGGTTGTGCCTGAGGCTCTGTCTGAGCCTGCATCTGACCTTGTGCCTGTGGTTGTGCCTGTGGCTCTTCTTGTGGTTGTGCCTGTATCTGTGGCTCCTCAGGTTGAACTTGCGCCTGTACCTGTGGCTGAGCTTCAGGTTGTACCTGTGGTTCTTCATCACCCGTCAATGCTCCTGCTGGTATCTCATCGATATTCAATTTGTTCATACCGACCCATTTAACTAGCTCTTCTGCAACTCCATCTCTACCATAGAATCTCAGAACATCTTTATCAAATGTATCCTTTGCCTTTTTAGCATAAGCGTTCACCAATGATGTAGGAACATCAATGGTTGTTATCACCTTCAAAGTGTTACCGGTCTCCATTACATTCTCTTGTATCGGAGTAGATTTCTCTTGATTTTTTTCAAGTTTACTTTTTTTGAAGTTATCAAAGTTTCTTACGTGTCTTTTCATATCTTTTTTGATTTTTTTGTAATTTTATTTAATGTATATATTGTTTTAAAAAACTCGTTTTTTTCACTTCACGGATTGCCATATCAATAATCCCAAAAGTATTGCAGCGCCACTACCAGTAGTGACCGTTCCAATGATCTTCTTTGTTTTTTCCTTGGAAAGATCTTCTTTCAACCCCTGTATGATAACTTGATCATTGAATATCTGTTGGTTTGCAAGTTCAATGTCTCGTTTTCTTTGATTAATCTTGTCTTTCAGAGTTTTTATCATCTCATCTTGATTTCCACTTGCCTGTTTCAACTTTGATATTGTTGTTTCAAGTATGGAAATCTTGTCATTCTGTGAATTTATAACAGTAATATAAAATTCATCAACCTGTTTAACCTGATTATCAAGTTGCTTGAACAGTTTCAACATTTCAAGATCAGAATCTATCTTCTGAGCCTGTTCAACTGTAATAATGACCCCGACGGTATCATTCTCTATAACATAGAATTCTGGTAGGTCAAAAACAACACTATCTTTTTGCTCCGATATCATATCACAAGGCTCTTCTATGATAGTATCAGAGTAAAGTGAGTAAAATTCCTGTGAATAGGAATTGATAAATGACAATGTTAATATTATAAATAAAGTTATCTTTTTCATATTACTGCTTTGTTTTTTCTTCTAATGATTCTAAAAGATCAACTCCCTTTCTCTTTATCTGATTCTGCTCGAGATCCTTTATCTTTTTTCTTATATCCTCTGCAACCTTCCTCTGTTGTTCAAGTTCTTTTAAAGTTCTATTGAGCTTTTCATCTTTCTCATTCAATTGTTGATTCAAAACAATAATTTCTGAATTTATTTCTATCAACCTAAGTGAGTCTCTCTTGAATTTCTTATCCAATTCATAAAGTGAAGTTTCCAATTTTTTTCTTTCTATCTTTATCAATTGATTCTCTCGTTCAAGTCGCTTTCTTTCCTCACCATTCCCGGTGTCAGTATATAACCAATTGTAAAAAAATCCGGCACAGATTGCCAGTAAAACGATAATAACAATCGTTTTAAAATCCATTTTTGATATAATTTCAAGTATTTTCATTTTATGATATTTTTTTATATATTTGTATCGTAATAATTTATATATAGAAAAACGATGCTCCTAAAATGAAATACAATAAAATAGTAAGTTTCGACTTTGATGATACACTTTTCTTCACGCCTGATCATATCACAGGTAAAAAAGAATGGGAACAAAAAACAGGACTTGATTGGCCATACAACGGTTGGTGGTCAAAACCAGAAACTTTGAATGTTGAAATATTCAACATTCCAGTCAACCCATATGTCTATAAAAAATATCTTGAAGCAATCACTGAAGATGATACATTATGTATCTTAGCAACCGGAAGATTGGACAAATCAAGAAACGGTAAATATCCAGGTAAGCTCTCACTAAGACCACAAGTAGAAGATGTACTCAGAACCCATAATATAGAATTCGGAGAACATGTCTATTTGAACCCTGGTATGGATACATATCATTTCAAAACAAATCTTTTCTCTGATCTTATCAATAAATACAATCCTAATACATTTGTAATGTATGACGATAGACATGAACACTTGAAAAAATTCCCAGAGTGGGCAAAAACACAACCTTGTGTTGTAGAAATAATCGATGTAACAAAATCAGAAAAAAAACCTTTAATAATAAATAAATAAAATGGCAACTAAAACTAAGAAACAATCAAAAGTCGAGGAAATTCTATCACAACCATTTAAAATCATACTACACAATGATGATTACAATACTTTCGATCATGTGATACAATGCCTAATGACAATATGTGGACACGAGTTGGAACAGGCAAACCAATGCGCTCACATAGTACACTTCAACGGAAAATGTGATGTAAAATACGGAGACTTCGAAAAACTCTCCACCATGAAAGAAAAACTAATACATGCAGGACTCTCGGCAACATTAGAAGAGAATTAGTTAAAATACTATCATGATGTTACATGATCTGAGGTTCTTTGCACACAATGTATTTCTCATTGGGATCCTCAGTTACCTCACAATCCAAAACAGATTCAAGTAATTGAACTAAAAAATTGTAATCGACCTGCGACCAAATATGAGAATTCATGTCATAATGATCAATAAAATCCCCAACAGCAAAATCTAACGAGATACCTTCGGAAATCCCCACACTGACCGACTCTTTTCTTAACTCATTTTGCACGAACTCTGCAACATTTTCTTTGAGAACTTCAATATCACTTTCATCAAAGATCATCACATCAGCATCTGAAACGAGACCATCAACTCGGAAAAGATGCTTGGTAGAATCAATAGAATCTATTCTACTAAGAGAAGTGTCAAAGATATCTGCCAATAACTTTTCGTGATCAACACTTGAATCTGACATACCAAAAAACAATATACTCAATAAGTCATCATTATCATTAACGAAATTATAATTCTCAAATGTGAGTATGCTGTCATTCTCCAAAGCAATGTAACTGGACAGAACATCATCCAATACACGATCTATCAATTTAACATCATTCAAAGATTGGTTCTCTAAAAAATCAGAAAGACGATTTCTGTTAAGATATTTCTTTAATCTTGAAGGTCTTACATTCCATGTTGAAATGTAATCATCCACATAAGATTTGACCTTTATATAATAATCTGTAAGTTTATCTGAATCCATATCGTATATATTTTATTTTGAAATCACATTTTAATATATATAAAGTAATGAATATCAGTCAATCAAAATCATACTTCAATAGAAAGCCGGTAGAGTTCATAATCAAAGAGTCATATAATGACCTAAAAGAAGATCGTGAGTTCATACCAAGATTCTCATTGAAAAATGTCAAGGAGTTCAAAAACATACCAGTGAACGAGCCTATCAAATATACAAAGGAACTTATTGTGAAAGCAATAAAATATGGAATGGTATTTTTGATAAATTATAAAGGTGAAAAGGATAAACACTTTGCTGGACACGAGAGAGTGATATACCCGATGGTGATAGGCCGATCATCAAAAGGAAAAATATTGATAAGAGGATATCATCTCAATGGATGGTCTGTATCAAGTAATCGACATATAAATAAAATATGGCGACTTTTCAGAGCCGATAGAATATTATCAATGACATGGACCGGATCTTTCTTCCGACTTGCGCCCGAAGGATATAATATGGATGATAAAGGAATGAGAGGCGGGATCATTGCAAGAGCAGATTTCAATTCTATACGAAGAGAACAACAGAAATTGGTCAATCAGAACTATATTCAGAACCGAGAAGAAATATCACTAGGTGATGAAAAACGAAAGTTTGCAACAATAAGGGTCACACCGACTGACACTAAACTTGACCTTGATAATGTTAGCGATAACGCATATGTCAATAATGTTAAAAATGTAGAGAACATCAGAATAAGCTTTCTCAAATCAATATATGGAAATCAATATGTTGCCATACTTGGAGCAATCGGAAAACCAGGGAACACGGTTAAAATACTGACAGACAAAGGACAGAACATTGGCGTTTATAAGGTCCTTGATTCAACAACTGGTGATGTATTGAAAAAAATTAAGAATGTAAAGGGAAATAAGATATATGATCTTTACATATTTGAAAAAAAGATATGATATTCAAATAATATATAACATATTATGAAAATTTCCAATTACATAGAATTTACGCGAACAAATCCAATATATGAGAATTACAAAGACACTGATACAGAACTGATTAATAATATCGGATCATATCTGAACGACATTAAAAATGATATCATTGAAGGCGATTCGAACATAGATGTGGAAAAAACTCTACATGAAATGAAAAAGAAGTTCGGCAATGAGAACATTAAGATACTCAACACCGAAGCATTGCTCAGGAAGATATTTCAAATTCTCAAATTAAGACCTAAGAACACAGAAGAAAGAATCATCAGGAACATTGACAGATATGTTGATGGACTTGCACAAAGAATGGAAAAACAAAGAGAAAAATTTCCTAAAGAAGAATATTTTGACAGAATAGAACAAGAAGAATCAATTCTACCAAGAAAAAGATATGAGGGCGAAAAATATGATATTCAAGTAGAACTTTTAAAATTACAGGAATGGGTCATCAAGAACAATAAAAAAGTTGCTATCGTATTCGAAGGCCGAGATGCTGCCGGTAAAGGATCAACCATCAAAAGATTCATAGAATATTTGAACCCGAAACATTTCAGAGTTGTCGCCCTTGGAGTTCCAACTGAGGAAGAAAAAAATAATTGGTTCAAAAGATATGAAGAACACCTACCACATGAAGGAGAAATAGTTTTCTTCGACAGGAGTTGGTACAATAGAGCTGTTGTAGAACCTGTAATGGGATATTGTACAGAAGAACAATACAAAGATTTCATGTCAAATGTAAATGTGTGGGAGAGTAAATTGATAGATGATGGGGTGATATTGATAAAATTCTGGTTCTCGATAACAAAAGAAAAACAACTACAAAGGTTCAACATCAGACAAGAAAGCCCACTTAAATATTGGAAATTCTCACCGAACGATGCAAAAGTTGTCGATAAATTTGAAATGATCGGTGACTTCAAAAACGAAATGTTCCAAAAAACAAGTACAGAAAAATCACCTTGGGTGATCGTGAACTCAAATGATAAGAAGATAGGAAGATTGAACGCAATGAGATATGTACTCGATACGATCGACTATGAAGGTAAGGATGAAACAAAAGCAGATTGGTATCCAGAAGTTATAAACATACTCAAGTGATCCGTGTATAATATACATGCAAGTTTATAGTCAGCAAGAAATAGAACAGATCAAGAAGCTAAAGGAAAAGAATGACCGTCTTGAACTTTGGTTCACTCAGAAACGAGAAGATTGGGCAAAACTACTTGAACCACTTTTCCAAGTTGTTAAAATTGAGATATCGCGTGAAACCTCATCAAGAATTTCTGACACACAGGCACTTGCTCTTTCATATAGACAGAGAATAAATGAACAAGTATCTGAATTTTTGGACAAGCGTTCAAAACAAGATGTAAAACTGAAAAGATTGAAACAAGATAAGTTTCTGTTCTATGCCACCGGATTCGGTGTGAAAACAAACTACGGTGAAAAACAACTTTTAATAGAAGGTCACCTTGCAGAAGAACAACGAAACATAGAACTAATTGAAAACTACATTGAATTCCTAAGAGGAATGAACAAAAATCTTGAATCGTTACAATACACACTAAAAAACATAATCGAACTTTATAATATTCTCAGATGAAGTTAGTTGCAACAGAAAATATAGTGATAAACGACTTTCTACTTTTCGAAAAAGGCAAAGAATTTGAGAAATCAGAAAGTTATACACTCGTAACCGACTCAGGCAATATGGAGATACCACATCACTTCATTGCAAAATCAATAAAGGAATCAGAAGAGGATCATTTTACAATGAAAAAAATAGACGATGACTCAGAGGTTCAGACATGGAGGTTACAACTCGATGTTAGAACAACAAGAAAAAAGGCAATAAAAATTGAAAAATTCATCAGAGATGCTTTGAGTGATATGATTTGATCCTTATATTTGTTTAAAATTTAAAATATGGACGAAGAGGTAAAAAATTATTCAATCGGTGTAATAGTAGCAAGATTCCAAGTTCACGAACTTCACGAAGGTCATCACCACATTATCAAACAAGTAACCGATAATCATAAAAAAACCATCATTTTCTTAGGAGTTCCTAAATTTGTAGGAACACAAAAAAATCCACTTGATTTTGATACCAGAAAAAGAATGGTACAAAGTCACTACCCAGACTCAGTTATCTTGGCTATTCCAGATCAATCAGATAATTTCAGATGGGCATCAGAACTCGATAGAAGAATCAGAGAAGTATTCCAACACGGAGAAGTTCTTATGTATGGAAGTAGAGATTCTTTTATTCCACACTATCTTAATGGAGGAGGACAATTCAAAACAAAAGAATTGAAACCTTTAGGAACATTCGCAGGAACAGATATCAGAAAACTTATTTCAGAAGAAGTTAAAAACTCACAGGATTTCAGAAGTGGGGTTATCTATCACGCTTATAACCTTTATCCAAGAGTTATCCCAGCAATTGATGTAGCAATTCTAAATGACAAGAACCAAGTTCTTTTGGCAAAAAAATATGATGAATCAAATTTCAGATTCATTGGAGGTTTCGTCAAAGTAGAAGATGATGATCTAGATGGATCAGTAAAAAGAGTAATTCACAAAGAAGCAGGTCGTGACATCAATTGCGGAGATTTCAAAATGTTATTCTCAACAAAAGTCAACGACTGGAGATTCAGAGGAGAAAATGATAAGATAATGACGAATTTTTATATTTGTCAATACCTTTGGGGAAATATCCAAGCATCAAATGATATAATGGAACTGAAATGGTTTGATATTGATACAATCAAAGAACCAGATATCATGGCAGATCATCAAGATATTTTAAACAAATTCAAAAATCAAATTAAAAATAAATAATCATGAGCTTACAAAGACACATTAAAAGACAATTAAGAAAAGCAATCGAAAATCAAGATTTTACTCTCTTAACAGAACTTGAAACACTAATCGAAAAAGCACTCGATAAACCAAACAACTTGGTTCTACTCGGAGATGCTTACAAATACTCACACCACAAATTCTATCCAGATGGTATGACAAAAATGGGTTCATACTTAGAATCAAGAGGTGGAAGATTCTCAGAAACCGTTTTCTACGGACTACAAGTTTTCTTGAAAAGATACCTCAAAGGAGTCGCCATCACAAAACAAGATGTTGATGAAGCTTACGAATACCTTGGAACAAAATTAGGTGTGTTCGGAAGAGAAGATGTCTTCGATAGATCAAAGTTTGATTATATCGTAGAAGAACACGGTGGAAGACTTCCAGTAAAAATCAAAGCAGTTCCCGAAGGAACAGTAGTAGGAACAAAAAATGTTCTACTTTATATTGAAAATACAGATCCTAAGTGCGCTTGGATTACCAACTTTCTTGAAACTCTGATCCTTCAAATTTGGTATCCTATCACAGTTGCTACACTATCAAGAGAAGTTAAAAAGGTGGTAAAATCAGCATTTGATATAACCAGCGATTATGATGATGCAACAAAAGAATTCCTTATGGAATATGTTTTAAATGATTTCGGATTCAGAGGAGTTTCTTCTGTTCAGTCTGCAGAAATCGGTGGATCTGCTCACTTGGTCAATTTCAGAGGATCTGATACAACAGTAGCATCCAAACTCATCAGAGATAATTACAATACGACTCAAGTATTCGGACAAAGCGTTCCTGCAACAGAACACTCTATCATGTGTTTAGAAGGAGTCGAAGGAGAAGTAGAAATGATGAGAAGAGTTTTGGAAAAGTATCCAACAGGGATCGTTGCATGTGTTTCTGATACTTATGATATTATGAACGCTGTCAATAACTATTGGGGGAAACAACTAAAGGCTGAAATTCTAAGTCGTCCGAATGAACCAGGCAATCAACTCGTAATTAGACCTGATTCTGGACACGTTCTAAACACTTTGAAAATGTTGTTCGATTCACTTTTCGAGAATTTCGGATATACAACAAACTCAAAAGGATTCAAAGTTCTACCACCACAGATCCGAGTTATCCAAGGTGATGGAGTAAATATCAACTCTATCAAAGAAATCTATGACTTCTTGATCAAAGAAAAAATCTCAGCAGAAAACATCGTATTCGGAATGGGTGGAAAACTTCTTCAAGCTGAAATTGATCGTGATACTCAGAATTTCGCAACCAAAGCTTGTTACGCTATAATTGATGGTGAGGAAAGAAATGTGGTTAAATCACCAACAGAAATTGACGAAAACTTCAATCAGGTTAAATCCTTCAAAAAATCAAAACAAGGTATTCCAAAACTTGTAAGAACTGAAGGTGGTTACAAAACAGTAACATCAGTTGAAGAAGATTTCGATAATTACCAAGACGAATTGGTTGAAGTATTCAACAATGGTGTTATCACAAAAGAATGGACATTCGAAGAGATCCGAGAAAGAGCCAAAGTAACCTCAGAAATTGAAATGGAACTTGTATGATGAGAATACATGATGAAGATAAATGGCCATCGAGACTGAGAAGACTTAGTATCGATGGTTATTTTAAAAACAATCAATTCATACTGATACCAAATTATCACGGAGATGATTTTGGAAACCTACTCCTATCGAATTTTGGATTCACACATCGACTGATAGTTGATAACAAGATACTCACTATCTTTGAAGAAATACTCGAAAACCATTCAGAGGATGAATTGAATTTCAATTTCATCAAAAATATACATACATCAAATTATGGGCTTTCCAATAAAATTGAACAGGTGTCAGTGAAAGGTGACAGTGATAGGACAAAAATACACACGGTAGAAATCGGTAGCAATACACTCATTGAATATAAATTTGACTCACAATTACAATATATCATAAAAGGAATCAATTCAATGGATGCCACACTTGATGCAATTGAGAAATGGTTCGATGTGAGTGGTGAGGAACCAATATCAAAATTCAAATTTAAAAAATTCGATATAATATCCGAGAAAAAAGAACCAGGTAAAGAATATATCATCACTGACATCAAATTCAAAATGGTCCCTGAAATTCATGCAGTTGAAATTTCAAAAAAACACGAATACTATAAAGAGATTGGTATAAAGTACATTATCACAGACCATGATAGTATAGTGATATCAAGAAGTGAAAAGCTGAAAACGCTGATTCAAAGCTGATCCATATTGATCTTCTTTAAATTATTATCCTCTCTTTCCAATTCATCCAACCATTCATCCATTTCCTGTGAGTTCCAAAGACCCTCCAATTCATCATCAGACATCTCTTCTAAATCCTCGATATCAAAATCAGATGATTGTGATAATAATTCGATAACCTGCTCTCTTGTTCTATCGATAGATGTGAAATTTTCAAATAATAAAATGTGTTTCATATATTATTTTTAATTTTTCAAGTTTTTCTAAAATATCTTCAAATTCTTCATCACTGAATGGCATCTCAGACTGATCCAAGTTGAATGAAAAACATTCATGTAAATAATCTGCCAACCACACAGGATCAATACCTAACTTCCTAGAAAAATCTTTAAATGATCTGTTGAGTATCATTTCACTGATATCAGAACTTTCATCTATTCTTTTTAAATGTTTCATTTTTTCTTACCTTTTTTATTTTTCTTCTTCTTAGCTTTCTGAGCTTTTGCTTTTTTCCAAAGATCAGCATCAGCTTTTCTTGCACCGCCTGCACCAGTAATAAAAGAATTTACTCTGCCAGTTGCCCAAGCTGCCTGTGGAGTTCCTGGACGATGACCTGCGTTCCAGGCCGACATTGCGCGTTTATACACTTGTTTAAGTATTCCTTGTGATATTCCACTATCTATAGACTTATTTTTTATCATCTTTGCAGCCTTAGAATTAGGATTATCCACCGATCCAGCGGTTACCTCTTCGAGTAAAATGATATCCTCTACTAAGTGGTAGTATTTTTCATAATCCAATTCATTGGAAAAGGATTCAAACGTCATTAATTTATCCATATGAATTTTATTTTTCTTTATTGTATATATTTTTTAAAAAATATCACCAGGGAGGTGACCTTTTGTGATATATACTTATATGAAACATAAACATCACATTATACCAAAACACATGGGAGGCACAGATGATCCTGAAAATCTAATTGAACTAACAATTGAAGAACATGCTGAAGCACATAGAAAATTGTATGAAGAATTTGGCAAAATAGAAGATCTATGGGCATGGAAAGGATTATCCGGACAAATAGGCAAAGAAGAACTATTGAGACAGATATCTCAAGAAAATGGTAGGAAAGTATTTGAAAACAAACTAGGTATATTCTCTATGACAAATGAAGAAAGATTACCTTATTTAATAAAAGGTGGAAAAACATCCGGAAAACAAAATGCTGAATCCGGACATTGTAAAGAAATTGCACATTTGGGAGGAAAGGCATCGGCTGGTATGCCATATTGGTATAATGAAGAGATGAACATAGAAACCAGATCATTTGAATCACCTGGTAAAGGTTGGGTAAAGGGAGTTAAAATGGAAAGAGTTAATATAGAACAATTAAGAAAACAATCATCAAACAGAAAGGGTTCATTTTGGATACACAATCCTGATACAGGAGAGGCCAAGATGATATTTAACAATGATCCAATACCAGAAGGATTCAAAGAGGGTAGGCAATTCAACATTAAAAATACAATAGACCTTTTGAATGTAGGAGACAATTCTAATATTGATGGTGTTAAAAAAATAAAATCAGAGTTCAATGAAATAAAATTTGACAACTGGTATAATAGATGGCTTTTCACATTCAGGATTAATAAAAAGGTGATGAAGATAACACATATTGATTATTGGACATTGGTTTGGGCAAGAGATGTTATTATAAATAAATATTCACTAAATAAGAAGTTATCGGATATTAACTTCAATGATGAGCTTTCAAAGGAGGAGGTTGTTGATAAGTTGAAATCCTTTCGAGAGTATTTGAAGATAGAAAAGATATTACAGGGCAAAATGAAAAAAAGTAGAAGAGATATCTATGAAAGAAGGTTAAATGAATATGAAAAGGATTATAACTTTTTGATAAGAATAAGAAATCAATTTTTGTAAGTTTCATCCATCAATAAACTTTCTAAATAATCAACTACTTCTGAATAACCATCATGTAATCCCCACTTCATATCTTTAAGTTCTTAAAAGATTCATGTTCCTTAAATTTTCTTAGGCATTTCATTTGTTCCCATATTTCTTTTGATAAGCTTTAGTAGCAGCCGACTTTTTGGTTTTATATCTTTTTCCTTCTCCTCCTTTTCCTGACTTGTAATCAGCATCCCACTCAGTTTTATATTCATCTTTCCCTTGATATCTTTCGATTTCTTTTTTCATAGCTTTTTTATTCTTGGTGAGGTATTTACCAGGTACTTTTCTACCACTTTTTGTTCTACCTGCCTTTGGTCTTCCCGGTTTCTTTTTTCTTTCGTTTATAGACTCATTCATATCAGGAACAAATTCAGATAGGTAGTCAAACGCTATTTCAAATGCATCCATGACCATTTTCGGTTCTGTTCCATACCTCTCAATGATCTTATCACCAAGTTCAATGATCTCATTTGGAACATTATCGGTCCAAATATCAAAAATAAGAAGGTCAATTATATACTCACTCACTATCTCATCAAATCCTCTGAGCTTATCCTCTAAGTTTTCAACTATCTGATTGACCTGTTGATGTGACATATCAAGTTCTTTGTCATAATTGTCAAATCTCGATTGGACCTTTTTTATTTTCGGCTCAATTGCAGATACTTGATCGAGTGTAATTGAAGAGTCATACCCTAAATTTTCATCAAGACCTGCAATATTTTTTATTTCTGTTTCAATTCTGTTCAGACCATCATCGATTGAACTTATTCCGATCGCCTTACCGTCATAACGCAAAGTACCATCATTTGAATACGATATCTCGAACTCTTTATCTTGAACAGTTATTGATATGGTGATGACACCATTATGAACATGCAATTCACTTGAAAAGTTAAAATTTTCAAGATTATCAACCATATCTTTCAACTCTTGGATACGAGATTCAACATATTCGACCTGATTGTAATTTCTGAACTCTCTTATTATATACATTAAACAAAACTAATTTTTCAGTATATATTAAATTGTAATATCATTAAATGGCAACACAGAATCTCAACATAGAATTCAATAAGGAAAATTTCAATACATTCATTGAAAAATTGAATGATCTCACACAGCTGAGTGATACTATAAAAATCAATATCGACAGTGAGAACATATTCATGTATTCAATATTAGGATCAAAATCGATCGTACTGGCCATGAAAACACACATTCTAAAAACAAGTGAACATTTCACCAAATATGATTTTGAGGAGAATTTAAGTTGTGTTGTCCTGAACGCAAAGAAATTCGTAAAAAATCTTACTTTCATTCAAACCGATAGTAGAATAGGAGCAAGAGTATCATTCAGAAACACAGATGATGTCAACGAGGTCATAAATTTCACTATCAAGAACAATAAATTCAAACTGAGCATTGAAACAGGATTGCAATCAGAAATAACCAACATCACAAAGCAACAAATGAATGATACATTGGATCCTGATAAAAAAGAATGGTCTTTTGAAATTGAAAAACAAACATTCATCGACATAAGAAAACTTGCGACCATCAACAAAGATGAATCCAGAAAAATACTGAAGATACAAGCAGATTCTGGTAAAGTAATGTTCGAAGAATCAAGAATTTGGGAAATGCAAGTTGACGATACTGATCAAGAAGATTGTGACATTCTGATAAATAAGGATCATCTCAAATTCATCGACACTGATATCGACACAATTAAGTTCAACATGTTTCCTAATTTCATATTGACCGAGGGAAAAAATTCAAAGCTTATGATAAGTTTTGAACAAAGTTTCGACTGATGAGAAGACACGGTTTGCAATATATAACATGTGAACCGGATCGAAGAATACACCACATATCTTTTACTACAAAAAGAAATATTCAACCTATCTGATGGTTGGTATCAACTCAGCAGAATATCAGACCTTAATTATCAACTTTTCTTAGAAGAATTCAATTCGAATGAAAAACTCAGAAATGATATAATCAGAAAGACAAGAGAGAAAAAAATAAAACTGATAGTTGAATGAAATTGTTGGAAACAAAAAAATTCAATGAACAGGAAGTTCAGTTCTATCAAGGTATAGATGTTGAAATGATATTGCAACATCCAAGAGACGGAAGCAAAGGCATAATGATCATTTTCTTTGAGTCACTTGAAAAAGAGAAAATGAAATTGATGAGATACAGCACAATAAAAACAATCTTAGGTGAAAGTTATGAAAATGTTTTTGAAAAAATAATAAACTTGGACAATCCTAACATAATTCTTTACGAAACACAAGGATTCATGGATGTGATATACCGATCAGTCATAACAAAGTTGGAAAATAACACACTGATTTTAAATATATAATATATGAAACATTTAATGAGATATGAAGGATTTTCAATACAGGAAAGACTTGATGAGATACTCGATAAAATAAAGGATAAAGGAATAGATTCAATATCAAAAGATGAGAGAGACTTCTTGGACGCATACGCAAAAGGCAATAAAGAGGTCGAAGAAATACACAAAAAATTGAACTATCTTGAAAATGATATCACCTTTGAATATGATGGTCCATACCCATTTAAATTCATCCTAAGAGATGTTGAACACTATGGAGATGAAACATACATAAACGGAACGATCACCGTCCCAGACATCATTTTAGACCATATAGAGATAGAAGGTGAAATAGATGGTAGGATAGTTTATTTCAACACCGGAGCAGCTGTGCCGGATTTCTCAAAGGAACATGATGGAATATCATATGACATCTTTGAATTCTGTGAAGGACTTGAATATGAACTTGATTCGTTTTTGGATTATATTGTCAGTGAAGTGGAAAAAATGGATTTTTAAACAAATGTATATAGGTGAAGTAAAAATAAAAGAGTTGTCAGATCTTCTGTCAAAAGAAATCTCAGATAATAAAATCATCTATGAGAACTATGAGATAGAATTCTTCTCAGAGACCGGACAGCTACATGTAAAAGATATGAACACGAATAAAGAAAAAAGATTCAATGAACCAAATCAAGTAGTTGAATTCCTATCAAGAAACCGATCAAAAGTTAAAAATGAATCATATCTGAAAAATTTCAGAGATTTTATATGAACATATTAAAACTATTGATAAAGTTATCAAGACAAAAACACCAACATTTCATATCAGTTCCATTTGATGTTTGGAAAAAATACAATATTCTCATAACACTTGTGATGTTCTTCAATAAGAACTACATACCAACTCGAATATTCAGAAAAAAATATAAAAACCTCAGAAACTTCGTTGTGGTCGGTCTCAAATGGAATGGGAAAAATGTGAAGAGAAGAACAACTGGATTTGCAAAAGAACACATAAAAACAAAAATCTCACCGAAATGCATCTATTGTGAGTGCGACCTTAATGAGGAAAACGCAACTGCTGACCACATACATCCTATATCAGATGGTGGTAATAATTGTCAGGTCAACCTTGTAGCTACCTGCTTCGATTGCAATAATGAAAGAGGTAACATGGACTTCATGGAGTATTATAGAACAAAAAAACAAACAGATGAAAAATTCATTTTCATTTAAAGTTCTTGATCAAACCTTTTCTGGTAATCTTTACCATCACCACGATTCACATACTTCAACTTAGGTATGAACCTTTTATCAAAAACATCATTTGAAAAATAACCTTCGAGATTCAATTTTGTATATGGATCATTGACAAGTTCAGCCAACTTATTAAGGTCTTTTACCTTTGATATTCTTTGGTAAAGTGAAAATGGATCTTGGCTGTTCTTTTTCTCAGTGATATCATCGAATAATTTCATCCAAAGAAATACTGGATATCCTGAATTCAGCTTCTGCAGCGATTTTTTGAAACCAGCTCTATCATTATCATAAAAATATCTGAGCAATAGATCATTCGATTCCAAGAACCTGAGATCAGTATTCACACCAATGACACCTATGGAATTTGGGAAAAAAAGCGAATCAAGATATCCTTCAAACAATGTTATCTCACGCGACATATCAACATTGAGTATATTGAAAAAGTAAGATAGTTTATTATACACGACCAACTTACTTTCGTCATCAACTGTCTTTCCTACCCACTCACAAAGTGATTCGTAATTATATATGGTAAAGAACCTTCTCTTACCCATCCTGAGGTTCCTGACCTGAATTCCAAGAACCTTTTCATTTCTTCGATTCAAAAGCACAATGACATGTTCATAACCTTCATCACCTTTGGAAAATTTTGCCTGATAGATATTCTCATGCAATTCCTCTGGTATTCCTCTTCCAGTAAGATACTTATAGATACCACCATTTTTCTTTATAGGTTCAAAGTCATATATAGGTGAAACCTTTCTGACATTACACGCATCTTCCAAAGATTTCATATCAATAAGGTCATCGAATTTTGTGTCTATGAAATCATCCTGAAAATCATTGTATGTGAGGTTATTATTGAGATGTTCAATTATCTCCATCTTTTTATCAGGATCAAGAACCTTATTGAAATCCTTTGCAAATTTATCAAATGTCGTTTTCTTATCACAATTGAAGCAAACATAGAACAATCTATCAAAATAAATATTACCACGCTTCTTATGAACATTATGTGAGTCGCCACAATAGACACAGGCAAAATTGATACGATCGGGGTAATCCTTGATAACACGCTTCTGCGATTCTTTGAAATTTGAATTCAGAATATCAGATGTGACAGTTTTTATGTAATTGGTATCCATTGATGGTTTTATCAAAAACGAACATCTTAGTTGTATTTTTCATCAAATGTGAACTTTGATATCGGATCATCAATGATATGATTCCTTACAAGAAGTGCCAGTTTGTAACACTTGAATCCCAGTTTCACACGCCAATCATGCTTATCGTACAGAATATCAAGTACCTCCTTTGATATCATGTTAAGATATGGATCCATCCGATCATCTATAATAAGTTGATTGAATCTCTTATAAGAGTATGTGGCCCGATTATACATAACATCAGATATTTTATCCTTACCCATTATGATATGAAGTATCAAAAAGAATTTCAAAACCTCATAAAATTCACTGTTCTTTATGATCCTTTGACCTAAGTTACTATCCCTTAGAAAATACCGCAATATGATTGAAAAATCCTCACCGGTATTAATATTCAACATATTTTTAAGCAATTTATCAATATCAACACTAACCTTTGATGATCTGATATTATCTATCAACTCACTCTTTGAAATTGGATCTACCTTTTGAGAAAGAAATTCACCTATTAAAACACTATGATCACCCAATTGAACAGTTTCATCTTTGAACCTATATCTATTTTCGATCGGATCAAAAATCAAATGTTCGATCATTGATCGATACTCGTTACCGTCATACTCAACTTGTATGAGCAAGGATATCAGTTCATTTGCAATAAAATCCGGTTTTGAATTTGGTGATGTATAATATTCGATGGATTCGGATCTTGGTATATCAGATTCTAAAAACTCAGAATAAACACATTCATTTTTGTGGTAATATTCTTCGAAATAATTTGAGAAACATACTTCATTTGAACTTGCCGGGTACCAATATCCGTCATATTCCAAATAAACTGCATTCTCTCTGAGCACATGACCATAATACTCACAATATACCGCCTCATCTTCGTCAATATATTCACCTTCCCATTCACTCCAAACTGCATTTTCCGTGTATGTGCCATCTGCATTCTGTAACTTTCTTTTATCACTATCATCTGACACTTCATAATATAACCTACACGAATCAACATCAAGCCACTTGAAATTATCAAGATAAGGATACAATTCAAAATCACACTCAGCCAATTGAACATATTGATCATTCGGATACTCTATCATTTTCTTAATATCACGATACCGATTGAGCAGAACAATATCTGAATCATTATTTGTGTATATTCTATCCATGAATGTTCCCATATTTGTCTCCCACAAAATGACCCTTCCCCTTATTTTACTCGAATCTTTTTTTGATCGAAGAATCAACATTGAACAAACATCTGGATTTTCACAATAGATATCAAAATAAGGCTGACATCTCTCATATCTCATACAGGATTTACCCAATTGCCCTCGATCACTCTCAAAATTTGACTCTAAGAACCATTTTCTCATGGATTCTCCTTTGACAATTTCAATGTCAGTGAAATTGTCATTGATAATATCATATGTTGATTTATAGGAATTAACAAAATTTTCCTGTGTTCTATCATCCAACTTTAAACTCAATAAATAGGCAAACTTGGTAAGAAATTTTCCAACTTTTATTGGATTTCTCATCTGTATCCATACATCTGATGTTTCATCATTCGAAACCTTATCAAACCAATCATCAAAATCTTTCTGCTTGGATGTCTTGAACAACCTCATAACACGGTCATCGGATATGAAACTGAGAATGTCATTCTGTTTGGTCACATTGATGAATGTGATATCAGATCCAATATCATTACTATGATTTTCTAAAATTGCCTTTGCATAAACATTACCTTCATCTTTTATGACACCAAGGATCTGTCTCAGACCTTTGGACAGATAAAAAGGCACATTTTTATTTATTGATTCATTGAATCTTTTAAAATTTAAGATCATACAATATATATTGAAAATTTTTAGTATATTTGTAGTATGAACTTAACATTCGAAAATATCATTGCACTTGGCGACATTCACGGAAGATGGGGTGTCGTTCAAAATCATGTGAGAAAATTTGACATCAGAAACACACTTTACATACAAGTGGGTGACTTCGGTATCGGATTCAGATCACCAGAACAGGACTTCGAGGTTCTTAAAATGGTCGATGAGATGCTTGCCATGGATAACAACTTTCTTTTTGCTATTCGTGGGAACCACGATGATCCAAGATGGTTCAATGGAGACAACTTCAAATCCTTCAAAGACCAATTGACCAACATCAAATTGGTCAGTGATTATGAAGTTATGATGCTCAATGGAGAAAACTATCTTTTTATCGGTGGTGCAATCTCAATTGATAGAAAATACCGTCAATCAAGAAACACTGGATGGTGGAAAGATGAAGTTGTGAATTTCGACTATGATCTCTGTGAATCTATCACCGGAATCGATAGAATGGTCTGTCATACATCACCTGATTTTTGTCCTCCACTTCAATTGGGAAATCTTGTCATGGAGTATGCACAAGATGATCCTACACTCACACAGGAGTTGAGAAATGAGAGACAACAAATGACAAAGATCATCACAGACATTATGAAGAACAACAAATTGAAGTCTCTTCATTACGGACACTTTCACCGTTCTGAAAAATTCCTTCACAATGGTTGTGAGTTCATCTGTTGTGACATAAATGAGTTCATGCTGATATGATGTTCGCAAAAACAATATCAAGGAAATGTCTGATGTGCTATAATGGCGCATCAGACTGTCCTATGTGTAACGGAACAGGAACCACACATCACATGGTATTTGAGGGAAACAAATTATGTGAGAGGTGTTTTGGCGGGACCTTACCTAAAAAACTTGAAAGAGATAACGGAAAACTACTACCATTGGATTTGACAATTAAAGATTGCACTGAATGTGATGGACATGGTAATATTCCGATCGATATAGGTGAGTTTGGTATGTTTGCATCAGACAATGATGTGAGATTCAAATACTAAAAAACCCACTCAAAAGTGGGTTTTTATTTTTTTCAAAGTTTATCATATTTTTTAATCTGATCATTCAATAGTTTTACCTTTTCCCTTAAATCAGCTTCGATAGGAGCTGCTTCGATAGCACCCATATCTTCTAATTTATTGTCCCACTTTCTTTTGAAATTTCTTATCATATTTTTAACCGATTCTGACCAACCTGACCTATATGGCTTAAGTTTATAATCTGATTTCGAATCTTCAATATTGCGTATGGTTTGTGCAATCTTTCTGTAATCTCGACTTATATCTTCTTTCATTTTCTTTTTATCAACGAAAAAACCTTCTGATACCGGTTCGGAATACTCATCGAACTTTGAAACAAAATCCGGATCTTCCTGATGATATTCAACATTCTTTGGGTCGTGTGTCATCAACCAATCATGTACATGACCTATTGATTCTTTCGCAGATGAGATATGATCAGTTGCCCAATCGTGACCTTCAGTCAACATTTCATCAATCTCATGTTTATCCATCTCTAATATTTTTGTTACCATGGAACATATGTTCTCTAAATTTGCAAAGAACATGTAATTATCTGTTTCAGAATGAGATTCTTTCACCTTTTTAAGTGTCTTGGCAAGAACCAATTGTTTTTTCAACTTGGCATCACTTTTAGAAAGTTGAGAACCTTTTTTCTTTGGATCTTTATCCTTTTTGTCAAGTTCTTTTATCTTATCATTGATATCCTTCATAGTGATCTTTTCATCCTTACCTTTATTTAGTTTCTTTCTCAAAGCACCAGGCGATTTAATGGCATCCTGTATCCATTTTTCTTCCTTCTCATTGAATCTGTCAAATTTGTTCAAGTGTTCCATCTGTTATTTTTATTTTTTTAGTTTAAGACCACGAGTTGTTCTGGTAGCATACTCCTTTATCAATTTGTCAAGAAGTTTCAAAAATGCCAATTTATCATCCATCTTATCAATTTTATTTTTGATCTGTTCGATGTCTTTATTTTTCTCAGACACTTTCTCATTGATATCCAATTCTTCCTCTTCTTCTAAGATTTCCTTAGACATTTTTGCAAGTTGTTTTGAACCTCTTTTCAAGCTAGTGTTACCTGAGTCTTCAGAATCTGTAAAAAGTGTGTCCTTCATATTGTTATATTGTGTAAACTTCATCACAGAACCTTCAAGACCGGGTGTCCCATCAGAACTTATATTCGATTCGATCGTTCTTCTGAATTTTTCAATATCACCACCAGTGGTTTTCTTTACATTGAATTCCTTTATATGAGAGAATGTTTCGTGATGTAGATTCTTTACGAGGTCTTCGATGTGTTTTACATTTCCAGGATCATCATCTGAGAATCCTATTTTTGCAGTGACACCTAAACTTTCAGCAAATTGGTTCACTTTTTCCTTGAAACCGATAAGAGCAATTTCCTTTGCCTTTTCAGGGTTAGATGGACTACCACCCCTTGATGGTGATGAAACACCAATGAATTCACAATTATCAAGATATCTCTTTATTACCGGATTCTTACTTGGAACTCCACGCAATAACCTTTCAGATTCAGATGAATCTTTGAACAGATACTCAAACTTCAACAGATTGTTGTACATTTCATTCAATTGTTGCTCTGTAAGAACATTATCTATCAACCACTCAACACCCATTCTCATTGGACCACTTTCGTGACCTCTTGCTGTTATGATCGCAAACAAAGCACCTTCACTCAAACATTCTACAAAGTCATCCCAAGCAGGTCCGAATTCCTTCTGTGAGATTGCAGATTTCAGATCTTCTAAAAATGCAGATTCACCACGAGGTCCATTATCTCTGAACTCAGAGAATGCAGACTCAGGACTCTGATCTAATAAACGATAATCAGGATCATTTCTTTTTTCTGCGAAGTCTTTGGTCGATACATCAACTGGAACCCATTCGTCACCTTGACGCATTTCCATATGGATCACGGTAGGCATATAAAGGATATTGTCATCCCAGTCAAATGCATAGTATGAAAGAGACAGATCATTACCTGACTCGAAGAATTTTGAGTACTTTGTTATCATTTTTTTATTTTCTTTTTTTGATGAATGACTGAAAAGACTCAAGTTGACCTTCTTCCTCATCATCGTCATCGTCTTCCTCATCATCGTCACCTTCTGGCATTTCCATGTCTTCGAAGTCACCTTCTTCTTCCATGTCACCGAAAGCTTTTAGATCTTCACCTTCTTCTGAATCTTCACCTTCTTCTGAAAGTTCAACTTCAAATTCTTCAACCACTTCATCATCACGCATTGCTGATACAGTTAGTTTTGTTTCATCGGCTGAGATAACGACCTCAAGGCCTTCCATTTCGATTGTAGTTTTCATAGTTTTATTGTTATTTTTTTTTATATATTAAATTAAAAATCCGAAAAATTGTCATTCTTTCAATTTAGCATATCTTTTAGTGATTCTCCAACTTTCCATACTCATATTAGAATATCCTTCTTGCCACCAACCGGTCATAAGGTCAGAATCAAATAAAAGTGGATTATTGGTCAATTCTCTATGAGTGAAATAAATATCAACATCAATAGGTGAGTCAATACTCACATCTCTCATCAATTTTGGAATATCAATATCATCATAAATGTTCCTATATAGAAAAGCTCTTGCGGTCATTTGAATAAGATGAAGCGCATTTCTTATTTTTTCAATAGGAGGATCTTTGAATTTCTCATTCAATACTATCACATCAATATGATCACAACCTGATTCGATCGACTCACGAATAGGAACAGGGCGTATAACACCACCATCAACATACTCATACCCTTGTTTCTCAACTATGGACATGAAAGGTGGTGCACATGTTGAGGCCCATATCCAATCACAGAAATCAGGATATGTGTTATCAAGTATCGACTTGATCTCCAATTTCCCTGTTGTTATGTTCGTAACACATATTCTACAATCTTTGCCAGAATCTATGATCTTATTATAATGATCCAAAGTGAAATTATTTGAAATGAGTTCTCGTAACTTTTCAGTTGATCCTAAAGATGTAGTGTTTCCCGTGAGGAAATTCCTTACAATACTCCAATGATTTATCTTGTATTTGAAATTGCCAGATCTATTTTGCTTGACAATGAACGGATCATGTGTGTAGATGTCTTCTGAGTTGATATTGGTGTAACACCTTTTGAGACCTTCAATGTCACCGGCTGCTATGAAAGGTATCATAAGTGATCCGGTCGATGATCCAAAGAAAATATCCCATTGTTTTCCAGAACTGATAAGGTGCTGCACAATACCACCTGCATAAGCACCCTTTGAACCACCTGATGAAATTACCAATCCATTCATTTAAATATATATAAACCAATTCACACTTTCCAATATAATTATTATGAGAAATAATACATCAATTAATAGAAAACCTTCAATTTATAACAAATCCTTCATAGATATTGACAATGACCATCCGAGTGATATATTTCATCACCTACTCAGTGAAAGAATTATTGTTATAAGTGGTGAGATAGATACTTATATATGTGAATTTGCAAAAGCAAGTCTTCTATATCTTGAATCACAGTCAGATGAAGACATTACAATGTATATAAATTCACCAGGTGGATCAGTTTATGACGGATTAGGGCTCGTGGATGTTATGGATTACATCAAGTGTGATATTGTCACTGTCAACACAGGACTTTGTGCATCTATGGGAGCTGTCTTACTTTGTTCAGGAACGAAAGGTAAAAGAAAAGCACTGAAAAGAAGTAGAACAATGATACACCAACCAATAGGAGGTGGATGGATACAACAAGCATCAGATATGATAATTGAGGCAAAACAGATCGATGAGCTGAAAAAAGAACTTTATGAGATAATCTCAGAAAAGACAGGACAAAAGTATGATAAGGTTTCCCAGGACTCAGACAGGGACTATTGGATGAATGCAAAAGAGGCGAAGAAATACGGAATGATCGATGAGATATTGATAAAAAGAAAATGAAAATAATTCACGCAACCACATATCAAGAATATCACGGAAAAACCACATTACTTGTTCTGTATATCGAAGATAGGAAAGTGTACGAGTTCATAACCGATTCAGCAGAGATCATAAGAGAATTATATTGGAGAGAAGATGATAGTGATGTAATATCAATAATCAATATGTTCAAAGAAAGTGAAAAGGTCAACAACTCGGAACTGAATCCAGAACTTGCAAGGATTAAATATACATGGTGTGATGATTTAGTTGTTGCCATAAAACCACTATTAAGAAAGGAAAGAATAAGAAAAATATTATGAACAGAATATTCAACGAAAACAACATTGAGACAATGAAAAGACTCAATGATTATTCAATCGATGGTATAATAACATCCCCGCCTTATAATATCACTACAAAAAGAAAAGATAACTATTATGATAATGGTTATTCAGATATAGATGATCTGACCGAAGAAGACTACTTACAGACAAGACTGAAAGAATTCAAGGAATTTGAGAGAATATTAAAACCAAAAGGAGTTATTTGTTACAACATATCATATCACAACAATAATCCCATATTACCCTTACTTTTGATGTCTGAAGTACACAAAAATACAGGACTGACGATGGCAGATATGATAACTTGGAAAAAGAAATCATCAATGCCCTTTCAATCATCAAAGACGAAACTTTCCAGAATATGTGAACAGGTTTACATCATAGTAAATAAAGAACATTTACATGACTTCGAAACAAATAAAACAATATCCAAGATAAATGAAAAGACGAATCAAAAATTCTATAAGCATTATGTAAACTTTATTGAGGCAGCTAACAATGATAAAATAAAGTCAAAACTAAAAGCAGCTTACTCAGAAGATCTGGTTCTTAAACTGATCAATATCTATTTCAAACCAAATTCATTGATATATGACCCATTCTCTGGTATCGGAACGACTTCTAGAGCTTGTAAAAAATCAAATAGAAATTATATTGCATCAGAGTTGGATAAGGAACTTTATGATATAAGTATAGAGTTACTTAAAAATGAAAACCACTGAGTAGCGAATTCAGTGGTTTTCTTATAGCCAAAACTATAACCGGTCCTAAAATGGAACTTTTCGTTCCCCGGTTCAATCTTCTTTCTTTTTCCTTTTAGTGTATTTCCTTTTCGGCTTTGTAGTTGTAGATTCTTTGGTCGTCTTTTTCGTAGATCTTTTAGCACTGGTTTTTCTCTTTGTGTATTTTCTTTTCGGCTTGACCTCTTTGACCACTTCAACCTTTTCTTCAACAACAGGCTCTTCAACCTTTGTTTTCTGTTCTTCAACTTGAACAACAGGCTCTTCAACCTTTTCTTCAACAACAGGCTCTTCAGCCTTCACTGCTTCTTGCTTTTCAGTCGCTTCTTCAATTACAACTTCGGATTTTGCTTCAGAACTGAATCCGAAAAACGACTTTAAAAAATCAATAAATCTCTTCATAATAATAAAATAATTTTTTCTTATATATAAAAAATGTTTTCCTCCTTTGATAATTCATTGAAAACCAATGATTTAGAACAAACACATCAATATTATATATAATATAAGATATGAAGTTCAAATATGATAAAAATAAAGAAGAACTCGTAATAACAGAATCCACACGAATTGAGTATCATCAAATGGAACTTTGGTTATCTCGACATGTGAAAGGATACAGGTTCATGCCTGCGTTCAAAATGGGAATTTGGAACGGTAAACAATCCTATTTTAAAAATGGTAGAGTTGCTCTTGGACTTTGGAAAGAATGTGTGAACGCAACTCGTGAGATCGGTGCAAAATTCACACTTGAAAATAAAGAAGATTTCCCACTCAATAGAGATGTTACATTGGATTCAGTAAGAGAATTCTGTGAAGAATTCTTTAAAAATCATAAAGTGAAAAATAAAAAAGGAGAATGGATCGAATTCATGCCCTATGACCATCAAATTGAAACTGCTTTCAAAATATTGAAAAATAGGTATTGTATGGCAGAAGTTGCCACATCAGGTGGTAAATCATTGATCATATCTATCGTGATATTCTATACACTTAAAAACATGGATCCAGATGCAAAATTCCTTCTGATAGTTCCATCAATAACACTTGTAACACAATTCTATGATAATATTCTTGAATACAATTTCGGAGCAAACTCACTTGAACAGCAACGAGGAGAAAAACTTGACGCTATATTGAACGATAATACGAACGCAACACCTTGTAATGTCAGAGTTGAAGAGATAATGTCAGATAAACCAAGAAAATACTCAGGTGTGAAAGATGCCAACATCTATATCGGAACATATCAATCTTTGGAAAAATGGCCTAAAGAATTCTTCGAACAATTTCATACCGTTGCCTGTGACGAAGCGCACGGTGCGAAAGCCAAGACAACACTGAAAATATTGAAAAAAACATTTGGACACGCACATTCGAGATTCGGTGTTTCAGGCACATTCCCACCTGATGATTCGTGTGAGATATTGACCATACAATCTGTATTGGGGCCTAAGATAACAGAAGTTTCTGCAAAAGAACTAAAAGACAAAGGGATAATCACACCAATGAAGATAAAGGCAATAATCCTCAATCACAACGATACTGAATTTGAATCAACCATGGATCATATCAAAAGAGGTGGAATGGGTAAAGAAGTCCTGAATTTTGAGAAAGATTATATTCAAAAGTCAGAAAAAAGAAAAGATATAATTAAAAAGATAATTGATAAATGTGATAACAATGTACTTCTTCTTTTTCACTCGATAGAACATGGACAGGCGCTTTTCAATTCACTGTCAGAGAAATGCACTGATAAAGAATTCTTCTATATAGATGGTTCTGTGAAGAACAAAGAAAGAGAACACATAAAAAAAGAAATGGATAAAACTGATGGTAAGATACGGGTTCTTGTAGCTTCTTTCGGTACACTATCGACAGGTGTGAGTATCAGAAATTTACATTATCTCATACTTGCAGACTCATTCAAGTCAGAACAGATCGTAATACAATCAATAGGACGATTGTTAAGATTGATCGGTAACAAAAAAAGAGCTCTCATATTTGACCTTGTTGATGTTTTCAGTGATAAAAAACAGAACATATTGTTCAGACATTGGTTGGAAAGAAAAAAATTCTACTTTAAGAGAGAATATCCATTCGATGAAAAAATGATATATCTTTAATTAGTTTCAACTTTGCGAATTATTATCAACACTCGGATCGACATTTTGTTGAGGTGTCGAAGATTCTGGATCCGGGTTCTCACCCTGATCAGATCCAACCACTTCGGTACGAACAATTGTCTTTGTCACAACTTCTTCGCGGGGTTTCAGCTCAACTTTAGATTCGTCATATTTCAATCTCAGAACACTTCTGATAAGAGAAAGTTTTCTTATTTTCTTATAGACACCATCACCTTCTCTTTGCTTACTGAAATTGGTGATAAATGATAGATCAGGATTGTTCAAAGCTGATGTTGCTGCATTCACATTACCTGTGATGTTACCGGTTCCTGGTATATTTGATAACTGAGAAGATGCTTGTGAGGCGATACCTGTAGCATTTGAAACTTGATCAGTTCCAGGGATATCAGGAGATAAAGTTGTAAAGTTATTTGCAATCCCTGACACATCGGGTATATCCAAAGGTGATGTATTACCCTCAATGGTCAATATTCTATTACCAGTAATTGTACTTATTGATATTCCTATGTGGCCGAAATTGAATATGATTATATCACCGGGTAATATCTTGTCAAATGGAGGCTTTATTATATCAACATATCTTGAATTTTTTCTTGCCCAATTTTCGAAATCATAGGCACCTGCAGTTCTTGGTAAAGAAAAAGAGTAGTTTATATCCTTTATTCCCGAAACAGCTTTGAATAAAAAACAAACAAAAGCAGCACACCATGGCCAACCTGGTTTCGGTGGTTTATATTTCTCACCTGGCTGTGGTGACCTGACAGGATATAACCAAGTTGAATCCTGATAGACAAAAACCTCAGGTCCTGTATTCGAGTTCTTAGGGTTTCCAGTCACACCAACTTGAGTTTCTGCGACCCTGACCATCTGTTTTGCAAAGTCAGAAATTATATCAGACAATGGACCTTTTTCTGGATCCAAATAAACAGGGTTGCTTTTGGGAACAAGATCACCAGAGGTTGGATCCTGAGAAACATTTGATTGATCGTTACTATCAATATTCGGTATGAATGAAGGCACATTACTATCAAATTCAATACTTGATTCGGAAATTGTTTCAGTTGCTTTGAAATTATCACCTTTAACATCTTGCATCTGTCTTGCTGGATACTTTGGGAAAGCAAATCCACCCTGAGCAGCAGACACTGAATTAATTTGAAAATTACTTGGAACATAAACATTATTGGAAAGAAATTTGGGATCTTTCAGTTGAAAGTATTCGTTAAGAACTCTTATGAATGATGGAGTTGCCTGCACAGGAGCTCCTTTATTTCCAAGATAAGGTCCTCCACCCAATGTAGCAAGTTGTTTTATGAACTTATCAAACCAATTCAAAAAATTTGTTCCAAGTATCACCTGTTGGTCCGAATTCCTATCACCTAAATTGAGTTTTGAATAACTATCTTTAAGGTTCAGATCAATTCCCTCTTCTCGGATATTCATATTATGGAATTTATAATCAACCATAAGACCTTCATCATCATTTGAATATATCTGCGTCTTGTGATCGAACATCAAAGTTCTCATTGATGCATAAGCCTCATCACTGAGTTCTCTTAATTTCCTTTCAAGATTCAAATTATAATGATCTGCATATATATACTCAGGTTTATAGATATTACCAGAGTCAAAGACACATGTAACTATCTTTCCTTTTTCGGGAACATTGAATTCATTTCCGTTGATGTCTTTCCAAGGTGATGCCCATGGTATATCCTCAACTGGAATCTCATCAAAAACATCAATTACTCTTACTCGACATCTACCGATGCGTTTAGGATCCAAGTTATCCTCAACAACACCAACATATGTTTTAGAACTTTCAACGAACATAAATTATATATGAAATATCTTATTGCCCAAAGAAAAAATTTGAGAGAACATCACCACCGAAATTTCTGAGTGAATTCTGAACATCAAAGAAGAACTGACCCCCAGGTGGTATCTGGTAAACATTTGTCGGTGGCGGCATTCGACCTATACCGAAATTGGTTCTTATCTCATCGATGGTATTGTTCAAAAGCGAAAATTGTGTGTTCAATTGTCGTTGAGCTTCATTCAATGCAGCAGATTTCAGACCATTCAATAATCTTGAAGTGGCACTTTGCTTTTGATTTTTCACAAAGTCGCCAAGATTATTTACAGACAAAGATGATTGGTCGAACTCTGTTAGAACATCAACTCGACCATTCTGAATTTCTGCATCACTTGGTGTTATTACACCGGTCTCTATAAGAGATGTGTTCGAAAATTCATCCGAAAGTTCTGACAAATAAATATCCTTATTTGTAACCTTATAAAAACTTTCCTTTTGAGGATTATATCGATGAAAATCCATATTTGAATATTTATAAGAAATATCAATTGCATAACTATCAGTCATCTCAGGCTTTGATCCTAGATCGATAGTATCTGGATGTGTCGGTGTTGAAAAAAAGAATTGACACTCATAGATATTATACACATATTTGGAAAGATTGGCCTTTAAAAGCTGCATTTGATCTGTCGGTGTTGCTTTTTTTACAGCAACAAAATTTCTCAATTCAGATACGGTGATTGTCATATCAAATCTCAAAAGATTCTCAGGTATCATTGACTTGCCACGAATCCTTGACCAATAAAGAAGTTTGTAAAGCGAATATAAAGTTCCCATATTCAAGGTTGTATCCTCATAGAAAGTGAATTTCAAAATATCTGTCTGATATTTTGTAAATGCCTCTTGCTTACTCGGTGAATTTGATTCATTCAATTTTTGAAGACCATCTATCTTTTTCAGATAATATTTCTTATTCGCACCAGTTGTTCCAAATATTGAATTATCACTTGCCGGTATATCAACACCAGATATATCAAAATATTTTGAAATCTCTTTTAAAAATTCTAGATACACAGAACTTCTCGAAACCAACTCTGTATCTAGAACATCACTCCACTGAGGATAAGGATCAACATTATTCAGAAACCTATTTATCTCACCATTTATCAATGGTGAGGAAAATCCATTCAATTTGACATCGAATCCAAAGAACACAGGATCTTCATTATCATCAGGTGTGATAAAAGCAGTTCCAATTTCTTTCTGTAAAAAATCCGAATTTGAAAGACTCGGTATATAATTTGGGGTCTCAGAACCAGATTTGAATTTGAAATCACGAGTCTTGTCATCACCATATTTATTGTAGGATCCATCTTGGCCCGCAATCGAGTCATAGACATCTTTCGTATTTCTATGTGTCCAATTCTCCGGTGGCAGAATTTTAAAAACAGGATCTTCGCCAGAATACTGAGAACTCACAGTCCTGTAATATTCCACAGGTGTAAAACCTGGACTTTGAATTTTTGTCTCACCATAAAGATTCTCTTGCAATGCTATAAGAGCCTTGCCATCAGGAGCACCAGTTCTGTTGTTTACTTGACGGTTTGAAGGATGTCCAGGATCATTCAATCCTGGTCGTTGCTGCGCTCTTGGATTTCCCAAAGCATCATTGAGTTGATTGCCTGCTTCTTGAAAAAATCTGTTCAAACTGTCTGCCATGTAATATATATTGATAATGGAAGTGTTTCTAAATGAGATTTCAAAATAAATATATAGAACATGTTAAAGAAATATCTCGAATTCATAAAAGAATCAAAGACAAATTATACCAATAAGAACCTGATAGAAGAAATATGCATATCAATGGTTCTATTGAACAATCAATTTTTGGACAATCTTCTAGACAAAGGATTGAAAGCAAGATATAGTGAAGATTCACAAGTATTTTTAAATGACCTTAAAAGTCTTGTTCAATCAAAGAACAGGTTGAGTCTTGGAAAATTCTATGATGGTAAGTGTATAAAGGATGAAGACCTCTCAAAACTGAACGGAGTTTTCGAAACACTTGAATTTGATATTGAAAAGGATTGGAAAAAACTGATCGATGCAAGAACAACTGCAAGAAATATCATTGATAAGCTACTAGGTGATGAAAAACTCGATGAGAAACAAATAAGAATGATATACTGGCTCGGTCCAAATAAAACAGAGGAAAATAAAGAAGATATAATAATTGAAACAACATTGGGTAAACAATACTCACTATTCTTGAATAAGAACCTTCAAACACAGAAAACATCTTCCTTTAACACATTCGCAGAAGAATTCATAGAAGCTGATCTTGAAAATCTATATGGTCCTGACAATATAAAAAAATGGGACAGACTTGCACAGGCTTTCATTGAGATAACATATGAAAGCGCGAACAAGAACATACAGACACACATTGAAAAGTTCATAGATACGAAAAGAATCGATTCGATCGGATATTTTGAATATTTCAATATCAGACACAGAGATCCCCGATTCAAATATCTTGGTGAATTGATGCCTGAATTCGATAAAAACATTCTATACTTGAATGATCTCTTGAAACTCGTTTGGAAAGAACCTGAAAAATACCTTAACGATCCTGAAAGAGCAATAAAAGAATGGACCGACATGAAAATAGTTGTACTGAACTCAAAAATATTGGAAAATCTTTTCACAACCTCTTTGATAAAAAATAAAAAAGAAGAAATTGAAAAAATAGATGATGTTTGGAAGCGTTCATCCGGCACACTTAAAATGAAGCTGATCAAAATATTGGTTGAGAAATTAGGATGTGAAGAAAGACCACTTTATTATCTTTCAAAGTCAGGAAATGATTTTTTCAGAATACCATCAAGAACCTTCTTTAGAAAATTCTATGATGATATCGATGTTGATTTTGATTACCATGTAAAATTCAAAAGATATGAGGATCAAGATGACAACGACTTCAAGATGAAAGTTAAGATATCGTTCAAAGAAGATGAGATAATGCAATTCACCGTATCTGTGAAATTCCAAGGTGGTGAATTCTCAGATAAATTAAGTGCAAAATACAAATTCGATATTCCTGATAATTTCAATTACAAGCTAAGCAAGATCGAGCAAGACAAGGAAGATCAATAAATAGATTAAAAATCAATTGATCCCATGGCACAAGATCCACTTACAAGAGGACTCGAAGATAATGTCGAGTCTTTCAAAAGCAAAATATATGAAGGTGATGCGATATCTTCAGTTATGAAACAGATAACTGATCAATTCTTACCACTGAATGAAATTGCAAAGAAAATAATCGCTGCAAAGAATCCATTCATGAAAAAAGAAGATATTGATCTTATCATTGATGGCAAAAAACAAGAAGAACAACCAGAGAACCGAGCTGCTGAACAACTTGGAGAACTTGATAAACAGGATGCACTGGATAAGATGGTGCCTGTTGATCTTGTAAGTGTTGTTTATCCAGAAGAGGAAAAACTCGATTCTTCAGAGGAAGAAGTAGAAGAGGAGATACCTGAAAATGAAACAGAGGACCAAAGAGCAAAAAGAATTGAAAGAAGAAATAAAAGAAAGGCAGAAAGACAAAAAAGAAAAGACGAAGCAGCTGCCAAAGCACAAGAGTTCAGAACACAATTAAAAGAAGAGGCGAAGAAAATAATAGAAGAGGTCAAGAAAGCAATATTCAAAATGCTCAAAGAACAGAAAGAACTTATAGGAGAACTTGTGAACACGGTCATAGCACTTGGTGTATCAATCCCTGCAGCAGTTGGTGCCATTGCACCAACCTCATTCAATGTACCATTGGCCATTAAAGTGGTATTGGGAATAATCGAAACAATAAATGCAATTGCAAAAAGATTTGCCGATGTGATAGACAACATAGAACCTTTGAAACAATTGAAACTATTACTTCCTGATGAGGCTTATCAGATAATCACATTACCACTTAATATTGCAATAATCATATTGGAAGGACTTTACACACCGATATTCGCTCTGAAAAAGGGGATCGATGCAATATTGGAATTCATATTGAAACTTATAAGTCCATTGAATCTGAGCACACTTATCGGTGAGATCACAAAATTGATAAAAAAGAAAGAAAAGGAAAGAGATAACTCAGATGACCAAGATGATATAGATTCTTTGAACATTGAAATTGCATCACTCAAAGGAAGATTGACAGAGATCGAGAAAGGATTCGATATAACATTCACAGAGGATGATCTAAAAAAATATGATCAAACAAAAGATATTCAAAAAGAGATAGAACAGGTTCAAAAACTTGCCAACGATATCAAATATGTGTATGATGTGAAATTACCAGACGGAAGAACCTTGGTAGGACTCACACTCGAAGAACTCGAAGAGATAAAAGAAAGATATGATGTGGTTTTCAATAATCAACAAATAGAATCGAATTAAATATAAGATACAAAATAAATAATAAAAGTATGCCAAAATCAAGAAATAGAAAGAATCACAAAAAGAAAGTTGCTGCAAGAAGACAACGAATGGAACATGCTAAAAGAAGAGTTGAAAAAATGCAACGACAATTGCTCGAACAACTTATTGCACAGGAAAATCAACAGGGATTGTTTGATAATCTACCACAAGGTCCTGAGATACCTACTGAGAGCGATGGGCCTATAATAGAAGGACCATCTATTTGATAGATAAAGTTATCAAAGTCATGAATGTGAAAAGAAATCCTTTTCTTCTTTTATAGAGACTGTCGGATATTCTTTCAGAAAGATACATTCTTGATAACTTTTTCTTATCACATCCTTGCTTACAAGTAGATAAGTAGTTATTGACAACAAGTATCGATTTTATCTTTTTATCTGACATAACACTATATATTAATTTTATTTACAAAAAATGAACAATTCCAATATAAATTTCACAGGCGAACAAGAAAGCAATGAATACGCCATTGCATATGAATATTTCAAGAAAATTCCGTACAAAACAACACTTCACGCCTTTTTCAACAAGGATCAATTTCTGACACTGATCGAGAATAAAAACATTGAACTCATCAATCAGGAAACTGAAATAATTCCATTTGATGAGGAAAATATAAAAACGGAATACAAATTCATTAAGATAATATCGAACAACAGTGATATTTTCATCTCATTTTTCATGGAAGATGATACCGAAGACATTTCCGGCATTAAAATATATCACAATGATATAATAGAAGAATTTTTAGAAGATGTAGATGAATGCAGAATATCACATCAAGAGGAGATCGTCAAAGACAATATATTGTCAATTAGAGATGGTATGTTGGAAATCGATCCTATACATTACGATCACCAAGAAGATATTGACATGTTCTATTCAAAAAATTCATTCAAAAAGGTGAAGAAACTTTTAAGGAACATGTCGAATATTCGAAATAATATCACCATTTTATGTGGTCACCGAGGAACCGGCAAAACACAACTTATGAAGCACATTGCAAACAACTCAGACAGACTTACAATTTTCATACCCAATAATCTGGTCGACCATTCAATAAATAATCCTGAGTTCATTAATTTGATATCCCGATATGGAAGTGTTCTTTTGATGATAGATGATTGTGAGTTCATGACAAATTCACAATACTCAAAAATGAACTACTTTACATCAAATGTGATCCAAATGACAGAAAGTATATTAAGTGAGAAAAATAACATACATCTTATACTTACATTCAACACAAAAAGAAAAGATGTTGATCAGAATCTTCTTGATTGTAACAGCATATACGATGTTATTGAAATAGATCATCTCAGTTCAGAAGAAGCAAATGACCTCAGAGAACATCTAAGAATGAAAAAACTTGACAGACCTGGTAAACTCAGAGATGTTCTGAAAAAGCAGATAAAAAATAAAGTCAATTTCGGATTATGATACAAGATGAAACACTTGAAGAGCTCATGACATCAGACTTTGATGAAGATCTTAAACCAGAAGAATGGCGGTCACTCTTTAAAAGATTCAGAAACTATTATAGGATACTATATGGTAATTTCAGACTCAAATGTGGCGATGTCGAAAAGTTTGAAAGAGAACTGAATGAGTTGAAAAAGGCCACGCAAAAAAGTAATACTGAGTTGAAAAGCAGAATAGCACAACTGAAAGATGAAAACCACCAACTGAAACAATCAAGAAAACTTTCATGGAAAGAAAGAATAAAAGGTGAAACCATATCTATGGAAACAAGTCCAAACGATATATAAATTATAAAAAAATAATAACAAATAATATGGAATCTTTAGATAAATATGAAAAAATCCTAAAACTCGTAACAGAAGAATTCGAGATGAAAGGAAAGAAATTCACACTCAAAGAAGAGTTCGAAAAATGTTTTGTGAAAGGCAATAAAACATCAGGAACCCGTGTGAGAAAGATCATGCAAGAATTGAAGAATATTGCACAAGAAGTAAGAGAGGATGTTCAAGAATTCAAACAAACACTCTGACATATATCGGAATGAGAAAAAAATCCCTATCAATTTTATTGATGGGGATTTTTAATATATAGTTAAAACTAAAATTTAAGATATGAAAAAGTTCTCTAAAATAAATAACATCAAAGTTGATGAATTGAAAACATCCAAAGTAGAAACAAATGATCCAATACACGAACTCAAAGAGGAGATTCATGGGATATTGGACAATCTATTAAGTGTGAGAACATATGGCCCAATTTCAAGATATCATACGGCAGGCACAATGAAAGTTGATGGCAAGGAAATGGTGGTGGATGCTATTATCGACATGCTATCTGAGAAGGAAAATAAAAAAACGATAAAACTACTCGAATCAATGAAGACGAATTCGAAAGACCACGAACTGATTGATAATGCTATTGATTCATTGAAAAACGAGAACAAATTTCTGAAAAAAGAAAATTTCAATATAAAAACAAGAATAAAGTCAATCTCTGAAAGATATAAGGATGATGAAGATTTTATTCAATTCATTGCATTAAAGGCCAAAGATATGAACCCTGATATCCTGAACATCATAGATGGAGTTGATATATCAGAAAAAAGGCGAAATGTCATCAAAGAGTATCTTTCATTAATTGCGAGATAACATACCTTCTGTTATTTTCTTTGAACAATAAAATATCATCATATATTGTATGTAGTTCAACTCTTTTTGAGTTCAAATAACATTGCACATCATTGAATGATCCTGCAATGACACCATATTTCACTTCGAATGTATTAAAATGTTTTATCACATAATTATCACCGAACATTGAAAAACTCAAAGTCGATTTAAAAACCCTCTGATTTGTGATAAAGTCAACAATATCATCAGAATGCTCTTGATATTCGAACTTGATACCCCTATAACTCAGTAATTTTTTGAAATTATCCAATTTCATCCTTCATGATGATCAACAGGCTTTATACCTCTTGTATCCATTATTTCCTTTACCCTTTGATATGATACCGGTGTGTAATCCCAACCGTTACAACCCATGTCTAAAACCTTTCGTTCATAGAACCAAGCCATATCAGGATTATTCACAAGAGACTGGTGACTGTGGCCGTGTAGGTGCCAGCTTCCGTAGTGTCCTTTATTCCATGAGAGGATAGCATAATGACAAAGAATAATATCTTGCCAACCTCTGTTTGCATCTTCATCCTTTACTTGAATGGTCACACCACCAAGTGCAGAACTATCTCCGAATATCTTTTCAAACCTTCCAAGTTTTACCATATCACGATACCTGTCGTGATTTCCCATTATGTGATATATCTTACCGTTCAAACGATTGACAAACCACTTGGCTGTTTTGATGTCGGTTCTGAAAAAAAGATCACCAAGATTGAATACAATGTCATCAGGCGCAACAACTGAGTTCCACCTTCTGATCATCTCACTGTGCATCTCATTGACATCTTGAAATGGCCTTTTATCGAATCTTATTACATTTGAATGGCCTATGTGAAGGTCTGATGTAAAATGTATATTCTGTGTTTCAATTCTCATGTATTATTTTATTTATTTTTTGTTTTCTAAATTCGCTCAAAGGTAAGAAAAATTCTTGACTTACCCAAAAACCACCTGTTTTGATACAAATTTGACCAAATTCGAAGCCATTCGAATGGCCTCTGATAGGAAGTATCTCAAATATTTTATTTGGTTTAGCATCCAAATATTCATGTCGGAACTCTTTAATACAAACAACTCTCATCACATATCTTTACATAATCAATTCCTGCATCACCGTCACCACACCATGAATCATAATAACTCCACATTTCAAATTCACCTATGAATTGAATTGTCTCACTACCATATTTTGAAATATGATCCACATCGAATTTATCACTTATATCTTTGAAAAGTTTACCCAATGAACATGATGAGTATTTTGGATAGAATGATCCAATTAAAAAGTCAGTTGCAGACTCATCATGATGCAATCTTCTATTACTTACCACATCGATAATGAATTCAACTGCAATGAACGGCTGATCAACATTATAAAACCCATCACCGAGATCTGTCAAAGATAGATCATTCAATTTATCAGATAAAACACGATCATTCAGATAGGCGTGAGTGCTATCATAATCATCATATCCAATTATCATATCTTTTGCAAATCTCGTTGCCTTGAATATTATCAGCTTCTTTGAAGTGTCCATAGTTTAAAATATCTGATGAATTTAATGTCGTCCGGTACAGTGAATTTTTTATGAAACCAATCCCATTCATCAAGTTTCATACATAATGTATCTTTCAAGATGAAATAATCCAATGATTCTTTGTAATCTTCAAAATATCCATAATAAGACCTATATTTGATAAATTCAGAAAATTCTTCGAGTGAAATATCTTTCTTGACATATTTTTTCAACCACTTGGCCATCACCTGTGGTGGTACATCACACAAATATCTTGAGAATTCTGGTAAATTTTCAAATATAGAATCACTCAGTCTCATTTCTCAGTAACATTTCTAAACTCCGACATGATCATATTCCTAATAGGTCTGAACTCTTGATCCAATCGATCCCAAGTCCAATATTGATTCCTTAATTTTTTCCATATCCAATTTGCCTCAGAAAAGTCATGTATCTTGCCAGTTTTTGCAATCTGTATACCAAAAAGTGGTATCCTAAGTGAGTGAAACATGGATTTTATTCCTATTTCATAATCGTTCTGTAACAATTTCTTTTTGGCCTTTACCCAAGAATTCGAAGAAGTGTGTGAAAATGAATGCCTCAGCGATGGTATATTCATATCAAACTTAAAATCACCTGTCTTTATTTTGAATTCGTCAGGCGCCAATACACACTCAACTGATCCTGGTTTGTGTTGTTTAAGTTGGTCTTGAAAATCCTGAGGTGTTATTATGTGAATATTGTAAATATCGTGTTTTATCTCCAAGTTACTACGAGTACCATTGGCGATCAATTTAATATCACAATCAGAATTTTTCTTTGATGTACCATACACACGAGATCCGAAAACATAACACGCTTTAAGTCTCAGTGGATGAACTTTTGAAATGTCCAATATTCTATCAATGTCAATTTGCATTGAGCAAATTTAAGCGATTTTTTTGAAACTTTCAAATTTTGCAATAACTCTTTTTCTTTGATGATCAACTGTGAAGTTTGACCTGTCCTTTTGTTTCATGGCATTGCTCGACCCCATTTTCACAAATTCATCCTTTGTTACTTTGGATTCTTTACCTGATCTCACTACATAATAATCAAAGTTCTCATTCGATACAGTACCCTGAAAGTCAACCGCCTTAGTATCATATTCAATCTCACCACCAGAATCAACCATGTCGATCTTTTCTTTCAATGTGTTGACAAATTCTCTCGCAACCTTTTTCATGACATCTTGAAACCGCTTCACACCATAGGCAACTTCCATTGCAGGAATATTGTATTTCAAGAAATTGAATCCTTGTATATTTGTTATCGATTTATGACCTCCGGAATTTCTCACTATAAGTTCCCACACAGATATTCGATATTCTGAAAGCATTTGTTTATCAGACTGACCCATATCTTCATACAACTTGTCCATCTGAGGCTTCAAGTTTTCAGATCCAATATCAACCAGCTCGTTGTTCTTTGTTATACAATCCGAATAGAACGCTTTAAGGTCACTGAATTTGAATCCAACACCTTTATACTCTTCTCCTTCTTGTCGTTTCATTGCTTTCCAATCACTTGATGTCTCAAGTTCTTCTTTCAGATCATTCAGACCAATTGTGATCCTCTTTAACATCTCTTCGTGTTTTGCCAACACCTCTTTTGATATCTTACCAAGATCAACTCCTTTCAACTTTTTTTCTTTGAAAGGATTTCCACTTACCTGTATCAGACCCATTGGCCATACCATACAGAAAAATTCTGCTTCAGGATTATTCTCAAATGCAACATATCTGTCATATGATCCAGGTTTGAACATGGCACCACCACCATATTGAATGAATATCTTATACTTAGGATCGAAGTTTGATCCTTTTTGAACCTTTTTACCTTGTCTTAATAACTTTTGAGCCTTCCAGTTCGATGGATCATATTCAACAACATCATCCTCATCCTCAATGAATTTATAAGATCTCATTCTCTCTATATAATCCATAAGGTTCTCAGTTATCTCCTGTGAGGTTGCCAATTTACCTGCCTTATCACTCGTTCTTGCATTGTTCACATAATGTCTTATGTTATTGAATATCGACAAAAGACTTGCATTCGAATCAAGTACCAAACATTCAAGTAGATTCTTATTATCGTGCTGTGATCTACCATCCAATGATTCGACCGTGATCCTCTTGTTCTTATAAGCAAGTAATAATCTATTTGTCACAAGACCCATAAGAAAACGGTTCTTTTCACCACCCAATTCCTTATCCAACTTGAAGATGGCATTCTGTATGTCACTTGGTTTAAGGTCATGTTTCAGAAAGTCTGCTGAATCAACTGTTTTGATCAGCTCAATATCAGTCGGTCCGAAAACATCTGAATAGGCGATCTCACCGGATATTGTCTCAACATTGGCTCTTGCAGATTTGTAATAAGTTGCCTCTGTATCTTCACCACCTATCTGTGAATCATGGTGATCGGTTGCAATTGTGAACATTGGTTTTGAGTGTGCAAAATCAACCAACACAGGCAAATTACCTGCTTTGTGATCCTTGATGGCAAATTCCATACCACCGTATTGTATCTGATGTGCATCAACACATTCGATACCATAATAGGTTTTCAAAAAAACCTTCATGGCAATTGCACTTGTAACACCATCAAGGTCTTTGTGGAAATATATCTCACATCGTTTTTTATCCTTTACGATCTCTTTGAGTCCTTTTATACCGACCTCTTCATTTATGAATTCATTGAATTTTTTCATATCATTATATATTATTTCTTGAAATCAAATTTCATTTTAGGGAAAACAAGAGAATCCTTATCGAATTTTTCATCTTGGTCAAATCTCGTATCAAAGAAGTTACCATAACCCTTATCGTGAATTATCTTGGTTTCTGGTGATATCGATGCGAATGGACCAAGCTCACCTGACCTGAACACACCACCTTCCATTGATCCATCCAATTTACCATTCACAAAGAAGCAATCCACCAAAGTTGATTGATCAACATGACAGGCCAATAATTTTGATTCGTTTACATCAGATGCGTGAACACTTGATCTGACGAGATGAGAATCACTTATCTCACATCCATGAAAATTGCACGACTCGAAGATACCATCAAGTATGATACAGTTTATGAACTCTGACTTTTTCACTGTAAGTATTGCCTTTATCGTTGCATCAACTACTTCGATCACCTTTCTATCAGTGTCGAAATTTATGATACATTCTTTGAGATCATCACAACTTTCAACAATCTCGAAAAGTTGATCATACATTCTCGAAAAGTTGGATTCTATCTTATAATAATCACTTTCCATATCGACCTGTAACTCAATTGTAGGATACTCAACAATGAAATTGTCAAAATTCGAGAATGTTCTGAACTTATTGATATTCTCATCCATGAATTCTTCAAGCTTTTCTGCATCCTTATTATCAAAACCAACATCAACCGAATTGAATGAATCCAAAATGAATCTATCAAGAAAATAAATGATGGTGCCTATGTTCTTTTCATAGTTCTCACCACCAATGTAACGGTACTCGATCCTCTGTGTCTTCTTGTTATCTGTTATGGTTGTGAAATTTATACCGAAATATTTGTCATTGGGCAATTTCATTGAGTTCTTCACCGAATTGATCGGAACATTGAAATAATCATATTGTTTGTAAGGAATAAGATTCTTTACAGATTTCGCATAGATGTTGTTCTTTCTATCTGGGAAGAACCGGTATATTTCGTCTTCATCAGTGTTCAATATCAATTTAAGAATATTGAGGTCATTCAGATCCTTCTCACCGGAAAATGATATGTTCATATGCAATGAACACTTATCGTTGGTATATCCGAATCTGTTTATGAAATTCAATATCTTGACAAGATATATCTTTGCCTCGGAATATTGCAACGGACCTGTTATCAATTCAACCATGTTACTACCACCTGAGGTATCAGGTTCTATCTTGAAGTTTCTTGAATCAACCTCAAAATCAGAGTGATATTGTCTGAATCCATGAACCTTTACCGGATCAAGATCTCTATTGAGCATTTCCAATGTCTTATAATATGAAAGGTCCTTCATATAGAACTCAAATTCAAAACCGATCAAGGCATGTGATAGCTTCTTGTGCTCAGATACGAATTTCTCGGAATATTTTCTCATGTGTTTATATATTAAAATAAGATGTTGTTAATTTTTTTCCAGGAGAGGTGTGATATCAATATATAAAACAAATCAAAAGATTAATGAATGGATTTTTTCTGCGTGTATTCAAAGAATAGGAAAAAGGTTGATAAATATTTCAAGAACAACCGAGTGAGAAACAAATATGTCATAGATATCAAAAAAATCCTTGAAGAAGAAGAACTGGATTTCGAAGAAGATAAAACATATGTCAAAATATTGATATTCAATAAAATAAAACAAGCAGTCGAAAGAAATAAAGATATTTATTACATACCCGATTTCACACATGAATTCTCGATCGACAAATTGCTCAACCTTAAAAAAATGCTTGGAAAGAACAATTTCAATGTTCTCATCTTCTACAATGAATTCAGAAAAGACACAGAAACTTTAGAACAGGTACTTTCAAACCTATCAGCATTCAGCAACTCACAAATAATACGCGATTACTAACGGACCATATCAAAATAATATATAAAGAAAAATTGTTTTTGAGTGGCAAATTATAAACAACTTACCAATTCACCACTTGGTCTGATACCAAGAGATATAATATCGCCTTATGGATCTACAGCAAGCGGAAACAGCGCTGATGAGTATCAAACACAATTCTCAGGTCAGAACAAATATTATAGATATCAGAAAACAGGAAAAAACAACAATGTTTTTGCTAGCAAAGGTAGCAAGCTACACACAGACGAGATATACGATACATCCACACAGAATATAATCAATCAATTCCAAGCAATTGACCATCTGAGTTTAAAATACGCAGATTTTGCATACCTGAAAGATTACGGCGTTTATCCCAATAACAGGCTTATCGTACTGAGAAGATTTGCAAATCCTGTTTCAGATGATATTTACTCTCTTGGCAATGATGAAGGACCAGGAACTCCAATATCAACCATAGTGGGGTATGTTGACAATGATACGGATTTTCTCAACTTTGACTTTGGTGAGGAATGGACAGCAGCAGAGGCAAGTTTTGAGAAAATACTCAATTCTATAGGATCTGATTTTTCGATAGGTGGTGCATCTTTAAACCTGGGTACCTATGCCAAAAAAGGTGCCAATCTTATGCCATCTCCACCAGCAAGTGTTCTATTTCAAAGACAAGTACTTGCAAAACTGGGACTTATTAATGAAGATGATGTCAGTGCTGTTCCACTTGGTGATCCAAACCTTATAAAAGAGGCAAGAGTAAGAAGAACTCTGGGAAGTGAAGAACCTGGATCAGGACTCACCGGCAAGATAAAAGTTACATTCACCGTGAGATACGAACAAAAGTTCATACAAGGTGTAGATCCGACTTTGGTCTATATGGACATACTTGGAACATTATTGAGCATGGGAACATCAAAGTCATCATTTTACCTTGGCACAAATTCAAAGATCGAGAAGTTCATACGGGATATGATAAAGGATCCAATGAAAACACTTAAAAATTTCATATTGGCAACTGTTCAAGTGCTCACACCGATCATTGAGAAGGTAACAGCAGTTCTCATAAGTGATAAAATAAAAGAATCGGGAACAGATGAACAAAAGGCAGCTGGTGATAAACAATCTCTCACTGAGAAAGCCAAAAACACCTATAAATATCTCACAAATTTCGCCACATCAGATCTGAATGAATTGGCGCAAACAGCAATTCAAGGTGTGAAGGATGCAATCAGATATGTATCTGATTACATAAATAAAAGATTTCGAGTTCAAGCATTTGGTATAATGGCAGCACTGACAGGAGCTCCATCAACACCGTGGCATGTCACAATTGGAAATCCACTCAGACCAATTCTTTGTTCTGGTGATATGGAGTGCGAGGATATAAATGTAAAACTTGGTCCACAATTAAGCTTCAATGACCTTCCTACATATATAGAAGCCACAATTAAACTCACAAGCGCAAGAAACCATGGACTTCAAGAACTTTTTTCAAAATTGAACTCTGGTGGGTTGAGAACGGTCAATAAAGCAAAATCAAGTATAATTGAACCAGGAATTACTTTTTGGACGAATAAACTTGAACCTTTATTGACAGACGAAGAAATCAATACAGCAGTCAGTGAAAATATATCTCAAGATATTAAAGATAGGGAAAATAAGGTGAATCAAGCAATACAAGAAGAGCAAGAATATAAGACAAAAGTTGCGGCTGCAGACCGCAGTATAGATATAATTAAAGAGGAAGATAGCCTGCTTGGGTATGGTGTTGCGGGCGCAGAATTTATTGCCGATAATATTGGGGGTGAAGGAACACTTGCTAAAATAGTGGTTACCGGTGGTGAAACTATCGAAGTGATAGAAGAAAAGATTGATGAAGCTTATGAAGCGGTAGAAGAAAAGATTGATGAAGTTTATGAAGCGTATGATAAAGGGAGTTGGGGAGGACTTTATGACAAAAGTGTTGAATTGGGGGGCAGGTTAGTGAACTGGATAAGAAGGTCAGATATCAGACTTAAAAATATAATCAAAAAGGTAGGTGTGGAAAAAGGTATCAATATCTACCATTTCACATTCAATTCTGATCCTGATACAATATATCAAGGTGTCATAGCTCAGGAACTGATCGGAACTCAATTTGAAGATTGTTTGACAATTGACGAGAACGGTCTATATCTTGTGGACTACGGTAAGCTTGGTATAGAATTCAAAAAAGTAAGCAAATAGTAACTAAATGGAAATTAAATCATTGGGCATATCACCAAAGAAAAGCGATGAGACATTCGACATCACATTGAATGCGTTCGATTCTAACAGCACATCATTGCTCACTGCATTGCCATACAGAGTTCAAAAAGGAGAAGAAATGAGAATTGACCTTATTTCTGAAACATTATACAGAGATATAGATGATATCGATATACTTTGTTACATAAACAACATTGATAATCCACTGAACTTCAAAGAAGGTGAGGTGATTCTATATCCTAGCAAAGACTCATTGGATGATATGAGATTGACAGATTCAACTCTCACAGATGAAGAAGATATCACACAGGTTCCTTCAAAACAAACAAGAAAGGATCCTAAGAGAAAACAATATATCGACAATAATAGAAAATTACCACCTAATCAACTACCAGAAAAACTTGACCCCATCAACTTGGATTCAAATGAGATCATAATAGGCGGAGGACTTTTTAATAGATAAAACATGTTAGATCCTCAACAATATATCTTCGATATTGGAGTATATAAATCGCTCAATTTTGCACAGGTCCAAGAACTTGGATATGAAAAATTGGAAATACTCCAACCAAATGGCGGCGACCTTTGGGATGAGTTCAACCGACTGAAAGATGAATATTTCATAAAATCAACTGACCTAACTTGGGAACTTTTAGTGAATGAAAGGCAAAATATCATCGATAAGGTCAAGGAATACATTGAACTTGTGGATGGTCCAAAACAGGCAAATCCCATACAGAACGAATCACAACCAACAAATCTCGCACCACTTCTTACATTGAAAGAAGTCAAAAGAAAATCAAGGAACGAAAGTTGGAGTGCAATAGCAGGAAATCTTCCTATGAAATCCTATCTTGATAAAAATTCTGATAACGAATATTATGTCATATCACAGACAAATACGATTCAAGCACAGGCTGAACGGTCAGCTGAGACAAAGACACTTGAATTGATAGATAAAACCGATATCAATAAAGTAGGTAAATTCAAATTGGATCTTGACAATAAAGTAAGAGTAATGTTTCTGATACCGAAAAGTATCGTATCTGATGATGTAAGATCTGAATCGAATCCTGCTCCGATACCGACAGAACAACCTATCGAAATAGAACCAGAAGTTGAAACACAGGATCCGATCACACAACAGAACCAAGAATTGGATGCTGATCCCAATCAAGATACACCTGTTCAGAACAATAATGAAGAAGTGAATCCAAATGAGATCGAACAACCAGCAGATGATTCAAATGATGAAACAACACAAACAGAAGCTGAGTTCACACCTGTGCAATTGACTCAGGAGTTCAAACCAACAATTGCACCAACAAAGATAAGTTTTGAGAAAACAGGAGAATCTGTGAGTGATGATGTGACCTCAAAGATATTCAGATCTGGATTTTCACAAGGCCCATTGGTCTATTATAATGGTGTACTTATCGATGTTGAGAATATTCAATATTTCACACTCTATCATGAGAACATGTTACCTGCGATATCTATAAATTTCAAAGACGCATATGGTATATTCTCAGGTTATGGATTTCCAAATGACGATTCGATCATCACAATATTCCTTCATCCAATAACAGAAAGGTTAAGACCGATATACATGGATTTCAAAGTCACGGGATTCAAAGATGTAGGAAACTCATATATCATGAGAGGAATATGTGACATACCGCAGATATATCTTAGAAAATTCAGATCATACAGATCAATGAGCTCGATCGATACACTCAGACAGGTTGCAAAAGAATGTCAGCTTGGATTTGCAACAAATGCAAATTCAACGAATGATATACAGACATGGATCAATCCAGGTTTCAGACGACTTGACTTCATAGAAGATGTTTCAAAGAAATCTTATATATCAGATACTGCATTCACAATGTGTTTTGTTGATTTTTATTACAATCTGTGCTTTGTTGATCTTGAGAAAGAGATAGAAAGAGACATTGAAAATGATAAAATGATACTTTCAAGTGGATTCAGTAAAATACAACAGCAACAGGAATTGGATGAAAAAGTAACAACAATGGTTCTTACAACAGAGGAATTTGCAAAAGATTCGAACGCTTATGTGAGAAATGTTGAAATCCTCAACAGATCAACAAAAGTATCTTTGAATGCATCCTACCTGACAAAAACAAAATACTATGATGATGTGAATAAGGAAATGCTCATATTCAACATAGACACACTCACTACAAATAAGGACAAACTTATTCTAAAAGGCAAGACAAAAGATAACAGCTTCTATGATGAGAACACAATAAGTAAGTGGAAAGGTAAGATGGACAGATGGGACAATGGACTTGGAAATTCACACGATAATATGAATTTTGCAGAAGTTCACAATATGGTCAATTCAAATGAACTTAACAAGATCGACATTGATCTCACATTACCAAGTCCAAACTACAACCTTCAACTTTACCAGAAAGTGAATTTCCTATTGACATATATGAAACCAGGATTTCAAGAATCGATCAAACACCTGAGAGTTGCGGGTGAAGCAATAATAAATTCGATCGAATTCGTTTTCGATGGCAACCAATTCTACCAAAAAGTAGGACTGTTGAGAAGAGATCTTGAAAAAACGATCGAAGAATTGGAAACAACCAATACGACCAGTGAAAATTTACAAGAAGATTTTCAAGATAATGATAATCCTCTTGGACCTACAGATCAGCCTCTGACTGATCCAACTGGAACGACACAAGCGGCCAATAATGTAAGTACCAACAACACGAATAATATTACCAATAGCACTGATACTACAACTTTGAGTGAGAAAGAACGAATTGCAAAAGCAATGGATATATTGATGAACACACATGGTGCATCTCAATATGGCGCAGCTGCCATTGTTGGTAACATGATTGCAGAGAGTGGTTTGATAGTAGATAGATTGGAAATTTCATTGCTTAATAAAAAACAATCATGGAAAGGTGGTGTAAGTCTAGTTCAATGGACCGGAAGTCGTAGATTGGAATTTGAACAATTCTTCGGAATAGCAAACAGCGTTCAAGAAAGGAAAAGACTCATCGGACCGAACAACGAAAATGTTGAAAAATATCAAGAAATAGTCAGGCAAAAAGTTTCATTTGAGGCGGCCATAAAATATTATTGGGATGAATTGGACAAAACCCTGCAAGTTGATCTGAAAAAAGCACAATCGGCCGAAGAGGCAGCTGATGCCATATTAGCAGATCTCAGACCAGCAACATATCTTTGTTGGAGAGATTGGAAAAAGAATCGAAAATACTGTACAGATGGACAAAGAACATTCGAAGACGCGCTAAGAGAAAAAAATAAGACGAGAGATAAAAGGGTCAACAGGTCACTTATTGCTTTCAACACTTATGATGAATTCAGAAACAACGATCTTGCGTGATCTGTTTGAAAGTTTAATATATATAGTGATATGCAAAACATTAAAACATTTAAAAAATTCTTGGAACAGTTTGAAATAGATACAAACTTTCAATTGATAGATGACCTGAAAGAATCCCTTTCAATGTGGCATGATGTTCTTCTTGCATCGATCGGAGCAGAACTCACTGATATATTCGATGAACTGAAACTTTCTCAGGAAACAAAACTTGATATAGATGAAATGGCAAATGATGTTGATTTTGTGAACTCATTGATATCACTTGGACTGAAAAAAACTCAAGTAGAAGAAACCGATAACTATGAAACCTTCGTTAACAAACCTTGTAAATTCATGTTGATATATGACCAGAATGCAAACGAACTTGAAAATCCAGAATATATCATGTTTCAGACATGGAACACAGCTTTGAAACAATGGGAAGAAGCCAAACTTTATAAGCTGACCGGCAACATCAATGATTTTTACAATAAACTGACATCAAGAACAATTGAAATAGTTGATGATAATAAAAACTTCATATATACCACATCGAACGGAAATGATTGGCAGTTGCAGGATCCAAGACAGGCAAATGATGTTTATAAGAGAATTCTCAGAAAAGAGGAATTCGAAGAAATAATTGATAAACGAGGTTTGAAATTGAATATCATATGATGTTGGACCTGAGATATTGAATTATTATTTTTCTTTTTTCGATCTGGTCATCTGTTACCATCCACTTCCAAGTGTATGTCTTCTTTAAGAATTCAGTTTTCTTTTCGATCATTTCGATCCTTTCCTTTATCTTGTCAATTGGGATATCCTCAATGTCAATGTTCAAGGCATGTCCATACCTGATCATATCAACTATATCCTTGTTCTTATATGCCTGACTTGCTTCTTTGAACAGCGTATTCATCTTTGAATCAGCCGTTTTATCAGGATGTGTCTCTTTGACTATCTTTTTATAAAGATCTTTTATGACACTTTGATCACTATTTTGCTCGATATCAATTGATTCAGATCCATCATCAAACTTGTTCTCTTCATAAAATTCAGAAAGCTGTGGATACTCTTTCAATAATTCACTGACAGATGTTTGAAAATGTCTTTCAACACCACTCATTAACTCAGATTGATATTCATAATCTGATATTACAAATTCCAGCTTTTTGATAAGCCTATCAACCTCCAATGTTTTCAATGTATCCACTTTAATGATATTATCTTATTTATTCAATGTTTTTCATTTTCTGAAAATTATATATACAATATGTCTATTTACGAATTATACCAACTGCGGGAAACCGCCAAACAAAAGAACGATATTGAAATGGTCGAAGAACTTGACCGATTCATTGAAGAAAGCCTTGTAATATTGGAAACAACATCAGCAACCGGTGGGGCAGCATCAGGTGGTGCAACTCCATTCTCAGGAGGAGTTGCACTTGGAAATGCAACAACTGCCGGAATGGGACCAGTTCAATCATCACAACCCGCTGCACTTCCGGGAGCTTTGAATGGAAAAGCTTGGGCATCAGGTGGCGGCACCGAAGGAAGTGGCGACATATCAGTTCCTTACAACCCATCTGGGGCAAACAGGACATTCCAAAAGATAGAAATGGGAAAGAACCATGGAGCAAGAACAGGGAAAAAATCAAGACAGAAGAAGATCGATCTGAAATCGATACAGCAAATGTTGAAGAAGAAAGCCCCTGCTGGTAAGGTAATGGACTTTGACAAATTCACAAAGTCACACTTGAAGGATGTGACAAAAGTTGAAAATTAAACCTTATTTTTAAATCCATATATAATCCACATGGATAAATTTGAAAAACTGCTAATATGTGGTCAGAGTGGATCAGGAAAGGATTTCATAACATCACAACTCAGAGAACTTGGATACCTTGTAGGTGTGAAAACAACCACACGCCCAAAAAGAAAAAAAGAGATCCAAGGAATCACATATAAATTCACTCAAAATGAAAACTTCAATATAAATGATATGATCGTTTATGAAGAATTCAAAAACCACTTAGGTGATAGATGGTTGTATGGATTTGAAAAAGAGGAATTCAACAATAAACAAGTATTCATAATGACACCTGGTGAATTGAACCAAATAGAACAGAGTGTAAGAGAAAATTGTTTTATCGTCTATTTGGACATTGACGAGGAAACAAGAAGAAGTCGCCTGTTCAACAGGGCCGATAAGAACGACTCAATTGAAAGGCGACTACTTGCTGACAAAAATGACTTTGCAGATATGACAGATTGGGATCTGAAAGTAACTGATCCTGAATTCTCAGTTGAAATGATCATTTCGCTTTGGGATTGATGTGCTCAATCAACTTTGATTCGATCCACTCACCCATCTTGATATCATTCTCAACACAGAACTTCTTTACCTGTGAGTGAACCTCTTCTGATACCGTGAATGTTTTCACTTTCTTCTTATCTCGTCTTTTCAAAATACTTGATTCAAGCTGTTCTACCTTTGACTTGATACCTTTGATCTGATCAAGAGAGAAATCTGTGATGTTCTCTTCTACCTCTTCGAGAATTGCCTCGATGTCTTTTTTCATTTCTTCGAATTTTTCCATGATTAATTAATTATTTTTTTTATTATATAATTATTTAATTATTTGGTTTCCGAAAAGTGTGGATCTTTTATAGGATCAAGGTTCAGTGAATCCGTCCATTGTGAGACCTTGAAGTTCACCGTTTATCGAGTTGCAAATGAAATCAGAGTTCGATATCGTACTTTCCAAGACCGATAGTATAATGTTCTGTATCGAATAAACCTTAAGATAATTATTTTCCGATTCATAGAATTGTGAATTCACAACACTTTCTATGAGATCCATCGTAAGTTGGATCGTATCATTGTTCTTTACCTTCATTTTATTGATAACAACATCAGGAATGCCTTGCTCTCTTGACTGACTTTCATATTGATAAACTATCTGATTCAAAAGATCGATCATTGTTTTCCAAAGTTCGGATGAATCCATTTCTTTATATTCACCAGAATCAACTACCTTTTTCAATTCCTTCTTATAACACTTGAGATAAACGGTAAGATACTTTCTGAAAACTGCAGTTCTGTAATCAGTTGAGAATTTCATTGCAGGAACCTTTGAGTACATCCAAAAATCAATGTAATTGAAAATATCGTGATTCACGATATTGGATTCATTTATATGAGAACGCATAATATTCTCATCAGATGAACTTTCCATCACTCTTTCAAGCAATCTATCAGATATCCTAGAGAAAAAACTGCCTATCTTACCTGATTTTAACAAACCGGTCACTATAAGACCCAACCCTGCTACAATGACACCTTCGATGCCATATTGCTTCCAAACTTTTATTATATCTTCCATACTGATATATATTAAGATGGAAAAATTAAAAACTGAAATGCTGTATCAGTGAAAGTAAGTGAGGATCAGATATTTTATATATAAACGAAAATATATTCAACAAAATGTACAAAGATAATATCAACCGGATCCACTTCGATATCACAGAAATTTTTGAAAATGTGAACATTCGAGAAATATCAGACAAGAAATTCAGAAACCATGTCAGAATTGATATTGATAATGAAATGCGACTTGTCATGTTCATGGAAAAAAACCAACTTGAAAAAAACAACTTCAAATGGTCGTACCTTGCAGATCCGAACAATGAGGACTCACTGATCGAAAGATGTTCATCAATAGAATCATTCAAAAAGGATGTTTCCGATATATTCGAGAAAAAAAGATTTGATCAAGATTACATAAATTCAATTAAATAAGCATGGATTTTACACAGATAACATTCAATAACATAAAAGGCGAGGTCGAAAGGTTCCTCAGAAGAGAACATAATAAAGCAGATGTCACATTCTCTCCTGCATCTCCTTTTGGCATGATATTGAATGTGATCGAAAAAATGCAACAACTTTCATTTCTTTATCTGAAAAATTCAAAAAATGGTTTTGACCTCAGTCAACCCAACTCATCAAATCCAAAAATAGTAAGAAATGCAGCAATATTCGCAGGACACATCCCAGGACGAGCAATATCAGCAACTGGAACATTGAAACTTGTTGTGAAACCTGGCATAGACCTTGAATCTGAGTTGAGAGGTGGACGGGTCACATTCAATAACAGATCAACTTTAAGAAATAACACGAACGGACTTTTCTATTCACTTGATATAGGACAGGATGCAGTTACCTATCAGGTCAGTCGGTCAACTCAAATATTCTTACCGATAATACAAGGACGAGTAAGTGAAACAACATTCACCGGAACCGGTGAGATAAATCAGACATATCAGGTTGCGCTGAAAGGCAATCAGGATATAGAGAATTTCAATGTGGAAGTAATTGTGAACGGAGAATTCTGGACCGTTAAAAAACATCTTTATGATCTTTTACCAGGTGAGAATTCATGTGTTGTGAGAACAGGATTCAACGGAGGCATAGATGTGATATTCGGAAATCAAGGATTCGGAAACATACCAGATCTTGGATCAACAATAATCGTAAGATATATTGTCACAGACGGTAGAGATGGTAACATATTCAGAAGAACTCAAAATGATTTCACATTCGTTGATGATGTTCTTGATGGTTTAGGAGGAACGGCTGATATACCTCAGATATTCGATGTACTCATATTCAATGATATAAATTTCGGATCAAACTCAGAAGAGATCAGCTTCACAAAAAACATACTTCCGATCGCATCGAATAACTTTGTTCTTGGTCTTCCACAACAATATGCCTATGAGATCAAGAAATTGGGAGTGTTCTCACATGTGAATGCGTATGAGGATAATAACATAATTTACATAGTTGCAACACCCAACATCAGATTGTTCAAGAACAGAAATGCAGATTATTTCTCAGTGAATTCAAATGCGTTCGTATTGGATGATTATGAAAAGTCAAAAATAGGCAAGTATCTAAGAAGCAATGGGAACATACAATTGACCAGGAAATTCAGAATAGATTCGCCTAGATTGAGCTATTATGTGATGAATGTTTTTGTGATAAGATACTCCGATTCAAATGATGACTCGATCAACTCACAGATAACAGATATCGTTTCAGAGTATTTTTTGGATATAAACAGAACTTCCAGAATACCAAAATCAGATATCATTGCAAAACTTTCAAATATAAATGATATACACTCGGTCGATGTTCAATTCATAAGTAAAAAGAATGAAGATTATCACAGAATAAACAAAATAAGAACCGAAAACAAGGTTGCTGCATCCGAGTCAAAGATAGCCCCGGTAGGCGTTCAAGTTGATCCAACATACAGACCCAATTTCACACCAGGACTTGATCCTATACTTGGAGATATAATATTCGAACCGAATGAATATCCAATAGTAAGAGGTGGATGGTATGATAGAAATGGTATCTTCTTCTCACCGAATCTGAGAGATAAGAATTTAAAGTCAATAAACATAATAAAGACCGGTGTGGTCGATTCAAAATTACGAGATAACAGATGAGAAAGTTCACAGAATCATTAAGTTACAAAAAAGATGACCTCAAAGAGATCGTTCAAGAAATGGCAGATGAAATAGGTCTTGAATTCGAAATGGAACTTAATTTCCTGTATGATGATAAAATGATACCTGCATTTGAAGCTGATATAGATATGTTGGAAGAAGGTCCACCTGTTTTTCTTAACTTTGAATTCAAGAAGCACATTGAACATTTCATGAACACCGAACAAGAAGGTATTGTTCAGTTAGACCACAACAACTTCAATAACTTTTACGAACTTATCGTAGAGATGAAGCAAATGATCGAAAAGGCAAGATCACTTGTGTCAAACTACACAATTGAGTTTGATACATATAAACAGAAGGTATCCTTATATTTCAAGAGAGAAAATAATTTTGAAGATTATTATGAGATAATGGCAGAACAGATAACCGATTATGTGATATCACCAGATAGGTTGAACCGAGTTGAAAGCAAGCTCACAAACAAAGGTTATGTGATAAGATTTGATATAGAAACCGAGTTCAAATATTTTGAAACATTATCCGATAGGGGAATCGCAAAACATTTCAGACCCAATAAGTATGATAATTCAAAAGATTATGACAAGTATGTTGATGAAGATGGGAATTTCACTGAAATTGCAATGAACAAAGAAAAGTGGCAGAAAATGAGTCCGATCGAGAAACAAAAATACTGGATGGATTGGCTCACGAAAAATATATATACTGGACTCACATACAAAGAAATGATACCGATATCGGAATATGAGTTTGAAATACTTGAGCCGATAGATGAATCACTAAAATCTTACTATCCGAACTAATGTTATACGAATATAAAGACCTGCCTGAATTACACGAGCTCAAACACAGACACGATGATTTTGATGATTATGTGGACTATGAGAAATCAATATTGACAAACTCACTATCACCATATCTGTTCAAAAATGACATGATGAACAGTTTTATCGAAAGATTGCAGCCACTCGTTGCAAGCTTCTTTGATAGGTTCAACATCATAAAGAACATGAAAAATTACACTGTCGATAAGTATTATTACAAACATAATGGCTAAAAATAAAAAACCATCAGAAAAACTTAATATATAACATTAAATAAAATAATAAAACATGGCAGAAAGAAAAGTTCAAGGTTTCAAAAAGTTTTCAGAAATGAAAAAATCCAACAAGGAAGTTGAAGAAGTTCAACCGTCCATAATACCAGAAGTGGATTCTGACAGACCTGCTATGCCGAATCATGTTGATAATGGCAAGAAATTGGAAAAAATGCCATCGAGAAAGACAATCATACCAAAAGAACAGGACATTGAACTTGGGAGAACAGAGACCGAGAAGACAGATGAAAAAGTTGATTTCATTGGAAAGGTTGCAAAATTCCCAAATAGAACAAAAGCGTCCAAAGCATTGAACTTTTTAGAAAATGTTAAAATATCTAAAAACTCAATATGGTATATTCTTGTTGAGAAACAATCAAATGAACTTCAGATGTTGAAATATAACAATAATAAAGGAGTTGATATGGAAAGATTTGTCCTTGAACTGAAAGGATATTATCTCAGAAAGTATGCCAAGAACCAGAAACTCACTAAATTGATAGAAAACATTCAAGTAAAAGGAGCTCCTGAATTCTCTTCGATAAGAAATATTCCAAACATCGAGATCGAGAAAGGTAAAAAGATGATAACCAAGATCACTGAAGACCTACTCAAACTTCTTTCGAACTGAAAATAACTTTGTAGAACAATGTGAATGTTCCGGTGAATATCGGGTATGTGAATATCAACCACCATATTCCAGAAGCACAAACAATGGCTGAGAAAAGTGAAATATTCCTTATCAGACCAAAAAGATGCCATGCGTCAGTAAATCCCACAAAAAAAGTTGACGATCCTAAGAACAGATCACCTTTTTTCGGATCACCATCCTTGTATTTGAATTTCCAAGATTTTTCTGGATTCCAAAAATCTCCCATCTTTTTGAATTTTGACTCATAGAAATGAAATTGTATCTTATCCTGAACTGCCTTCGATATTGCAGCAATAATTACAAACAACATGACCAATATAGTTTTCAGTATCATTTTTCTCACTTCATTTTTAATATATATTAAATATGAAATTAAGTGATATTGAAAAAAAGGCATGGCAGTTTGCACACGATGCTCACGAGGGTGTCAAGCGGAAATTCTCAGGATCTCCCTATTTCTATCATGTAAGACAGGTATTCAAACTGGTAAAGAAGCAAGATACTGATGAGAATATAGGCGCAGCTGCATTATTACACGACACAGTTGAAGATGTTGAACACATCACAAATGATATGATAAGAAAGGAATTCAATGACAAGGTTGCTGATCTAGTAAAGGAACTTACCTCAACAAAGGAAATGGTCAACTTGATGGGTAAACCAGAATATCTACTCGATAAAATGTTCAACATGAGTGATGATGCACTTTTAATAAAATTATGTGACCGATTACATAACATATCTGACCATTACAATTCATCAGATAGTTTCCGAAAGAAATATTATAAAGAAACAAAATATATCATTGACAATCTTAAAAAGGAAAGACAACTCAATAGAAAACAACAAGTTGTGTGTGATCAGATCGAAGGTGCTTTAAAGATAATGAAATCCAGATATATTGTCGAACGACATAAATGGATACTCAACAAATGAAACAAAAACTCAACATACTTTATGCCATACAATGCACTGGCAATGGACACCTCACACGATCAAAAGAGGTGATCCGATCCTTGAAAAAGTATAAAGCAAATGAGATAGAGCGTATTGATGTATGTTTATCGGGCGAATTCTCACAGGTCACCACCGATGAACTTGATGTTAGATTCAAGTATAAAGGACTTGGATTGGATATTGCAAGTGGACGACTTTCAATATGGAAAACATTCCGATCAACAGACATCAAAGAATTCATAAAGTCAATACTTGACATTGAGCTTAACGATTATGATATAATAATATCAGATTTTGAACCGGTCACATGTTGGGCTGCAAAATTAAGAGGTAAAAAAGTACTCGGTATAGGAAACCACTATAAATTTTTGAACAATAAAAGCTTTTTAAAGAACTTGGATCCGAATTTCTTTTCGAATAAGATGATAGTAAAATCAATATGTCCTGTGAATAAGTACATGGCATTTGATTATCTCAAAGAAGGAGATAATGAATATTTCCCGATCATAAGAGATACTTTGAAAAGAGTTGATCTTTTGAAAGATGATTTTCATATAGTTTACCTGAGTTCTTTCACAATTGATGAACAGATAAAATTCTTCAATCTTTTTCCAAATGAAAGATTTTACATATATCACAACTCAGTTGATGAAGCATATGACTTTGAAAACTGCCATATCAGACCTATAAATAAAGTTGATTTCACTGAAAAACTGATAAGATGTAAAGGCGTGATATGCCATACAGGATTTCAAACCACATCTGAATGTCTTTATTTAGGTAAGAAAATGTTGGTCATTCCCATAAAAAAACAGATCGAGCAGATATACAACACGAAAATGTTGAAAAAGATGGGCGTACTCACATCAGACCATCTTGAAATCACACAATTCAATGATTTCTTTGAAAATGATTATTCCGTGAAATTGAACTATCAGGATGAAATGAAACAGGTATGTGATGAAATTTTAAAATTCAGATCATAATATATACAATATGAGATATCTGAAAAGATTTGAGTATAAAATTAACGAGGTCAAAAAAAGAAAACCTCAAACAATCGAATTGGGTGAAAAAGTAAGATATCGTGATCAAATATGTACTGTTGTCTTCAAAAAAGAAAGTGGTCTTTACAATCTCGAAAGACCAAATGGTAATTATTGGTATGATGTTCACCCTTGGTATGTAGAAAAATTAGATGACAATAATGAAATTTGAAGAAAGAAGAAAAATCGATATATGTGTCATATCGGATGTTCATTTAGGAAGTTATGGATGTCACGCAGAACAACTTAACAAATATATCAAAACAATAAATCCTGAAAAACTTATTTTGAACGGAGACATCTTTGATGGATATGTATTCAACAAGAATTATTTTCCAAATTCACATTTTGAATTTGTTAGAAATGTCATGACATTATTGAAAAATGGAACTGAAATTTATTATCTTATTGGAAACCATGACGATTTTATGAGAGAATTCGATGAAATAAGCATGCTTAACCTCCACAAGCTCGATAAACTTGTCTTAGAAGTTGACGGGAAAAAATGTTGGTTCTTTCACGGTGATGTGTTCGATATATCAATGCAAGGCAAATTAGGTAAGACAGTATCAAAAATAGCAGGACAGGCATATGATTGGATCATAGTTATGAACAGATGTGTCAATAACTTACTTAAAATATTCGGAAGACAACCTTACTCACTCAGTAAAAAGATAAAAGATTCAGTGAAAAAGGCAGTGAAGTATGTTGCCGACTTCGAACAAATGTCCTGTGAACACGCCATTAAACAAGGATATGATTATGTGATAAACGGACATATACATCAACCAAAAATAATGGAGTATAAGAACCAAGAAGGAAAAGTAGTTTATCTCAACAGTGGGGACTGGGTAGAAAACCTAACAGCACTCGAATATCATGATGGTGAATGGAAAATTTATCAATTCCAATAATTAATATATAAGGAAACATATCGAAAAATTATGATAATCAACTTAGAACAAGACTTTATTAGATACGAATCAACCGGTGCAACAGCATACTATGGTTATGCTGATCCTGGAACACAGACCGGACAAAAAGAATGGTCCATAAGACAAGTGGTTGGAACTGGACCAAGTTTGGATGTGAAATGGAACATGAACACATACTTTGTACAAACAGCAATTTGGGATAACAAGGAACTGCATTTCACCGCACCGGGAACGGCATCCATCAATATCACACAATCAACTTCACCGAATTCATATCTCATACCAACAGGACCGACAACAAGCATGTCAGTGAATGATGTAGTGTTAGGACTTACATGGTCTGAGGTTGCTGGTGTTGACAGATATAAGCTTTCAATAAAAGACCATCAAGGAGTTCTTTATAATGAACTTAATATTCCAATGGTGAGCTATCATAGACGAGGAAGTGACCGATTCACATTTGAAACAAAAGAAACAAGCTATACATTCAAAGGAAGAACAAGTATGACATATTCGATAACGATAACTTCGATAAATCAAGCAGGTCAAATTTCAACAACATTGAATTACTTGACATGATCCATATCTTTCAAACCTATTATCATATCAAAATTCATATGTGATCTATCAGTGATACTGGCCTGTGTCTTTATATACTTATCGGTGTGAAATATGTCGAGATCGACAAATATGCGATCCTTTACACCATTGGCAGACTTCATTTTCTTGGTGTGTGATATCTCAGAGTTGATATTCTTTGGATCTGAATGATCAGCCATATGGAGAGTATCTTCGGAGAAACCAAGTTTTTCTGCAACTGATATACAAATTGATGAGAATCTTGCACCAGTGTCGAACTTTGCCATGACCTCCAATTCGGCATTGTTCTTTGGATTCCTTACCTTTACAGGATGAATGCCAAATGTAGTTGCTTCAACAAAACACTCAAAATCAAATATCATTCAATATATATTAAAACAAAGACATGTATATTTTCGGATCACATCTTTTAAAAAAATACTTTCCAAATTTCAGGAAGCCCAATGATACAGACTATGTTACGAATTCGATAGATGAGTTCAATGAAAATAAGAGCAAGCTTGATAGCAACACCGAACTTTATTACATTCCAATGTCGCCTGACAGGGAAATGACTGCAAATGAACTTTACACCTTGAAATGTTCTCACGCAATATATGATATACATTGGTCTAAAACCATGTCAGACATAAGATTCATGCAACTCATGGGATGTGAGATAGATGAAATGTTTTTCAATGAATTACGACAATATTGGCAGACCATCCATACGAACAAAAGACAGGATTTCAATACCGACAGAGAACGGTTTTTCAAAGACCGAGTAAAAAGAAATATCGATCACGATGAACTGCATCTCATATTCAATCAAGATCCACCATACAAGAAAATAATAGAAGGTGTCACACCGAAAGAAAACCTTTTCAATGATCTACACTATAATGAAAAAATTGACATCTGTAATGAAGAAGCATATGTAATAGCCTGTGAGAGATTCGTTGATATATATCCAGCTGGTAAGGCATATCACGAAGCACAAAGATCATTGGTAACCAAATTACATCCTATTTTCATATCAGACTTCATCATACAGAATTGGTCAATAGAATTTTGGACAACTAAAAACAATTATTATGAAATATACAAGAGACGAATTACTGGAAAAAATTGAAAAAAATGATGTTGAATTCTTTTACAATAACCTTTATTGTGAAGAAAATTCAATTCACAATAAATTTGAATGCGTATATGACCAGAACTATGGCGATGGAAACGATTGGTTTCTCGTATATTATTTTCCAGAGGAAAGACTTACTGTTAAACTTGATCTAACTTATTCATCATGGAGTGATCCAGGATATTATAAAGTAAGCATTGCACTTCCATATGAGTATAAAGAAACAAGATATCGCTCAGTATCATTGAAAGAATTCAGAAAAGCCAAATTGCAGGAAATTCTTGACGAGACTGGCGAGCAGGAATAATATCGATATCCAAGAAAACGAACTTATTAAAAGATATTTGTATATTTTCCATTTATTCTTTGTCATTGAATTCAATATCAAACATCCTAACGGATAACCAAAAAAGATAGGGGTCAATACTGAGACAGCAAGAAACCCTGATCGTTTTTTTATTCTCACTATCCATCTTGAAATTCTTGAGAACTTTCTTGGTCTGAATATTTTTTTAAATACCTTTTTGATATCACTTGCCAAATTGGTGAATATGAAAATATTCAATACAGATGCAATGAAACAATCAATTGACATTGACAAAGAACTGGAAAAAATGGTCGCGGTCAGTAAAACAAATTGAAACTTTACAAGACCCATCAATATAAAGATAAAGTGAAACATAAAGCTATATATCAAAAATGACATCAACAGAATTACCACTTTTAGGAAAAACAATTTTAGAAATCAATGTATTGAACCATAACTACGATGACTCAATAGAATTCATATGTTCAGACGGTTCAATATTCAATATGCACCACGAACAGGATTGCTGCGAATCAGTTACAATTGAAGATATCGATGGGGATATCGATGATCTGATAGCAAGTCCAATAACAATGGCAGAAGAGGTTGTTAAAGATGATGAAAATGCCTCAGAAAGTGGCACATGGACATTCTATAAATTTGCAACCATAAAAGGATATGTGACCATCAGATGGTATGGATCCTCAAACGGATATTATTCAGAATCTGTTACAATATCAGAAAGCCATGACATCAAAAGAGCAAGATCGATAAAATTAGATAAAATCAATGAGGGAAGTTGAGATCAAGATGTTTTATTTTGATGTGTCAGGTAAAAGACTTTATCGGATAGTTGATGGATCAATGAAAGATCATATACAGGATTTCATCTATCTTTCACTTGATTCTGAAAACGATGATGAGATCGAGATCATCAAAAGAGAAATAACATATGACTATCATGTGAATAAGGTAATGGATGTGATCAAAGAAAAATTCGATGATGTTTTCACATCAACTAATTTTCTTCAAAGAAATTATGTCATTCACACACATCTATCAGAGGTACATGATCAAATAAAACCTTATATCGAAAAATCAAGAAGATCAAGAAAGTTGAAGAAAATAATAAATGAATAAGATAGGTGAGATAAATAATTGTCCAGTATATTATGATAGATATATGAAAAAGGATGAAATACTAAGAGGTAGAAATAACGATGGCATCGAGTATTATATAGTTGGAGATATGATGAAAGATATAACCAAGAAACACGAAAGACAGAAAAAATTAAAAGAAATTTTGGCGGTTTAGAAAACTTTCGTATCTTTGTAGTGTAAAATAAAAAGAGAGAAAAATAATTTAATATATAACAATAATAAAATTAGAAATAATGACTGTATTCAAGAAACATACCTTTAAATTCAAGTGGCACTTTAGCCACAATGGATTCGGTATGTCTAAGAATACTGATAAAAGTATAAGTTAATATAATATATTTATACTTTTGATTAAAAAGACAAACCCGAATCTTGAAAAAGATTCGGGTTTTTTGTTATATGGAATTTTAGCTTACATGGTGAAAGCGTTGGACTGAAAATCCAAAGAGCCCGGATCGTTACCGGGAGATTCCACAAAATAAATATATGGTAGTTGTAGCTGAATGGTAGGTAGTACTGTAAAGGAACAAGCACTTGGTTGTGGCCCAAGAGGATGTCGGTTCAAATCCGATCTTCTACCCTATTCGATATTGTATCGAACCTTTTTAATATATAAATATATGAAAAAGTTTTATATAATATACGAGACAAAAAATATAGTAAATGGAAAAAAATATATTGGATGTCATATGACAAATGATATTAATGACGGCTACCTTGGATCTGGTAAGTTATTGAAAAAATCAATATTGAAATATGGTATTCAAAATTTTAAAAGGAATATTATATGTTTTTGTAAAAATGAGATAGAAATGTTAGAAAAGGAATCTGAAATAGTTAATGAATATATAGTAAACTCTAAAGATTATTATAATTTACAATTGGGTGGAGGATCAAATTTCAGCCATATAAATAATAATTTAGACATATATAGACATTATTTTAAAAATAAGGTTATAGTAAATGATGAAAATGGAGAAAAAATTAGTATTGATAAAAAGGATATAAAGTGGATAAGTGGAGAGTTGAAGCCATATAATATTGGTAAAATATTATGTAAAGACAAGAATGACAGAGCTTTAATTGTTGATGAAAATGACGAAAGATGGTTAAATGGTGAATTGGTTGGCATCAACAATGATAAACATTTAGTAAGAAATGTAAGAGGTGAGTGCTTTATTGTGGATATTAACGATGAGAGATTAAAGAATGGAGAATTTGTATCATTTTGGCTTGGTAGAAAACACAAAGAAGAGACTAAGAGAAAAATTGGTGAGAAAAACTCCATCAATCAACTTGGTGAGAAAAACTCACAATATGGCACATGTTGGATATATGACAAAAATTCAGGTGAAAACAAAAAAATAAAAAAGTGTGATATAAATAAATGGGTAAGCAATGGTTGGTCCCCTGGTAGGAAAATGAAATAATTAAAATATACGACTGACAGCTATGGTAGCGGCCGGGTCTCCAAAACCTTGGCGAGTGGATTCGATTTCTACCAGTCGTGCAAAAATGAAATTGAAAATGAAACGAAAACACAAATATAAACTTTTGGGTTAAGCATTTCAGAGATGGATGCTTAACCACATAAAAGCATCTGTCGCCAAGTTGGTCGAAGGCATCCGCTTTTAACCGGATAGAGAGGAAACTCCCACCGTGGGTTCGAATCCCACCAGATGCACTTACCCGTCTGTGTGTGAATGGTTGAAACAATCGGTCTTTTAAACCGACTCTCGAAAGAGACATTGTAGGTTCGAATCCTACCAGACGGACAAATATATTTTTACCGTCTATAGGAGAGTGGTTGAATCCATCGGACTCTTAATCCGAATCTTGAAAAAGACACCGTTGGTTCGAATCCAACTAGGCGGACAAACAATTAAAATTTAAAACAATGACTGAAATAAACCCAATTTATAGAAGGTATCAAAGACGTTCACAATCATTTGGAACAACTTTATCCTTAATAGAGGAATTATTACAAGAAAGATTGAATGGTTCTTGGAGAAGACTATGGATACAAGCTTCAAACTCAGGAAGATGTAGATTCTGCATCATAGTATTTCCGCAAGGACATGGTAGATATGATATGTTATTTCATGACATGAATATAAGACAATGGAGACCAACCAATTCTGATAATGAATTAAGAAATGAAATTGTCAATATCGAGAAAATAATTGAAGAGTTAAGAAGAAAAATATTATCAAACATTATAAATTAAAAGAAATGGATACTATATTACATTTGAATGCACTACTTAAAAAGAATGACAGATCACCTATAACTGATGATGAAGCAAAATCATTATGGAAAAAAATAATCCAAGTTGTTGAGTCTGAAAATTATATGATATATGGCAAAGAAGATATTACTTCAGAAGAAAAATTAAATGAAAAAGATTAAAATAAAAATGGAAATTAAATTAAATTCAACATATAAGGGAACAAGAATATTGTTCAAAGAATCAGCATCGAATAAAAGAAAAGTAATAAACCAAATGATCGAAATAATGGAATCATTCGGATACGATGAAATAATGATTCCTATAATTCAGAAATCTGAAATATTCCAATCAAAAGTGGGTGATGAGAATAGAAATATGATGTTTGAAGTCAAAGATAGAGGTGGAAGAGATCTTACACTTGCGCCTGAATATACTGCTATCATACAACAAATGTCTTCTGAGAAGTTCAAATTCGAAAAAGATGTTAAAATGTTTTATATTGGTGAATGCTTCAGAGGAGAAAGACCTCAAGCAGGAAGATACCGCCAATTCACTCAATTCGGTGTTGAAATTATAAATCCTACAAAGGATTACACAGATGAGTTGTTAGAAATAGCCAAATCACTTATAAAATTATTCACTGATGATTTCAAAGTTGATGTTTCAGTCAAAAGAGGATTGGATTACTATAAAGAAGGAAAGGGATTTGAAATATCTTGTGATAAATTAGGGGCTCAAAAA